ATGCACTGCGCTCAAGGCTGCCATGATGGGGGGCTACCGGTACAAACCCAAGACCGATGGGATGATCGACAAGAACAAACACAGCCATATTGCCGAGGCGTTGCAGTATCTGTGTTTGCATCTACACAGTGCTGGGGAAGGGGCCATGGTTACGCAGCGGCGTGACATCAAACGGGTTGCGTCTGCTGGCTGGACCTGATACGTATTTCTTGCTTGACCGAGCGCAACTTATCCCCCGTTGAGCGCATCCTCTCCACTGTGCTGCTCCGGGGTTTTTTGTGTGTTGCGGGCACAAACATACCATGCTAAGTTTAGCCAAATATCTTAGATAGGTGTGGATATGACGATTTACTCGACAAACCCCAAGATGGATACCTCTGGCGTTAAGGGCGAACAGCCTGTGTACGGCTATATGGGGAATAAGATCGGCACCAAAACTAAGACTGGTGGTGACCTGTATATGGAAGCTATCAAGGAACAGGCCGACGAGTACGGCATGGGTAAGACCAAGGCGCTGACTTCCAGCGCCAATATGCGCGCTGCCGCTGGGTATGTTAACCAAGGCATGTCGTGTGACCATGCGTTCGATATCGTCAGTAGAGACAGTATGTGGATGCCCGACAAGGTTGACGAAGTCAAAGCACGGGCCAAGGTCATCAAGAAGATGTCCAAGGGCGGCAAGGGCTACTGATAGATGGCAGGTCTTACGTTCCTCAGAGTTGTCGGCAACGATGAACTTGCTCGGCAAGAGCAAGAAGCGGCGGACCGCGCTCTTCAGGATCGGCAGAACCAACCCGTCATCCTTGGTTTGACAGGGTACCTCCGGCAGTGCTGGGATGTGGCCGAGATGGCCAAGCGTCCCATCGAGCAGATCATGCTCCGGGCCATGCGTCAGCGCAACGGCGAGTATGACGCGGACAAACTCCAGCAGATCAGGAGCCAAGGCGGTTCCGAAATCTACATGATGATCACCGAGGTGAAGTGCCGTGCTGCCGAGAGTTGGCTGCGTGACATTCTCCTTGAGACCGGTGGCGGTCCCCCGTGGGACCTTGACGCTACACCCATTCCTGATCTGTCACCCGCTCAGTCTGCCGAAGTGCAGAGTGCCTTCGCTGAGAAGGTTCTCGAAATCGTGCAGAACTCGGGGCAGGCTCCGACCAAGGCGCAGATGATGGAACTGCGCGAGATGGTCAGTCAGGACTATCGCTTTGCAATTCTGCGTCAGACCCAGATCAGGGCTGACCGTATGAAGATGAAGATCGAGGATCAGTTCGCCCAAGGCGGTTGGGCCACAGCGTTCAACGACTTCATCACTGATCTTGTCACGTTCCCGGCTGCGTTCATCAAAGGACCGGTTGTCCGTAGGCAGCGTGCACTGGGCTGGAAAACGACCGGCGGTCGCACACGGGTTGAGGCCATCGAGCGTCTCGGTCCTGAGTGTGAGCGGGTCGATCCGTTCCGTATCTATCCTGAGCCGGGTATCAGCACCCTCAACGAGGGGTATCTGTTCGAGCATCACCGCTTGTCGCGCACAGAGTTATCTGAGCTTATCGGTGTGCCGGGGTATGATGACGACGCCATCCGCAAAGTCCTTGAGATCGGCAACGGTCAGTCGTGGATCAACGAGGATGTGGAACTCCAGAAGGACGAGGAAGAGCGCAAATACTATAGCTATATGCGCCCGACGACCGAGTTCGATGCACTGGAGTTCTGGGGTAAGATCAGCGGTAAGATGCTTATCGAGTGGGGGATGAGCGAGGACGAGGTCCCCGATCCTGCTCGGGAGTATGACGCCAATGTCTGGCTCGTGGGTAACTATGCCATCAAGGCGGTTCTGAATTACGACCCGCTGGGTGAGAAGCCTTACTCGAAGACTAGCTTCATCAAGTGCCCCGGCGCTTTCTGGGGTAAGGGTATCCCCGAGATCATCGAAGACCTTCAGGGTGTCTGCAACGCAGCTGCTCGTGCACTGGTCAACAATATGGGTATTGCTTCAGGGCCGCAGGTCGAGGTTAATCTCGAACGCATTCCACCCAACGAAGATATCACCCAGCTATCACCTTGGAAAATCTGGCAGACGGTCAACGATCCCGTTGGATCATCCGCGCCAGCGATCCGTTTCACGCAGCCGGACTCACGCGCCAGTGAGCTTATGGCAGTCTACGAGAAGTTCTCCAGACTTGCTGATGATCACTCGGGCATTCCGGCTTATGTCTATGGCGACCTGAATGTGCAGGGGGCAGGGCGTACTTCATCAGGTCTCTCGATGCTGATGGGCGCGGCAGGCAAAGGCATACGTCAGGTCGTCATGCACATTGACAGCGACATCGTAAAACCCATCGTCCAGCGCCAGTTCGTGTATAATATGCGATATGACGAGGATGAGTCCATTAAGGGCGACGTTGAGGTAGTGGCCAAGGGTGCCATCAACCTCGCGGTCAAGGAGACCGTCAACGTGCGCCGCATCGAGTTCCTTAACGCAACCGCCAATCCCTTCGATATCGAAATTATTGGTAAGGACGGTCGTGCCGCGATCCTTCGCGAAGTGGCCAAAGGGTTGCAAATGTCCGTGGATGACGTCGTCCCGTCTCGGGAGAAGTCCGTATATGATCAGCAACAGACGGCGCTTGCCATGGCTGCGATGCCACAGCAGACCCAGCAAGCCCTCCCTGCTCCGACTGATGCAAGCGGCGCTCCCAAAGGTGGGATGGAAGGAAACACGGTCACTAACCGCGTGAGTGGGGCAGCATGAACCGCCCCGAACCTCAAGTAATCAAGGCGCTTGCCGCTTCTGTCAGGCAGTTTCCTGTCCTTCTGGACTGGCTGCGTGAGTGGGAGATGCAAGAACTCCGTAGATTACCGCACGCGGTCGACAACACTGGTATTTATCAGGGCAGATGCCAAGTGTTGGGCGAACTCACTAAGTTCGCCAATGATGCCCCTAACCTAGCGGCTGATATATGAGCCGACTAATCAAGCTCACAGATTGGAGCAATTAACATGGCAATTCCAGCGCAAGTTCGTAAGCAATCCGAAGCCGTACAGGAACTGTACAAGCAGCTTAATGGCGATCCTGAACCGGCGGATACCAATCCGACCGAGGGTGAAGACGTGGGCGGCGAAGATATGGACCACTCGGCTGACGCGAATGTGGATGACAATGCCGCTCAGGCACCGGCAGACGAGCACACTTCCGGTGCGTCAGATACGGAAAATGAAAACTCTGAGACCTATGCTCAGAGGTGGCGTTCCCTTCAGGGTTCATACAATGCGACGGTTCGCCAGAAAGGTGAACTTGAGCAGCGAGTGCAGCAGATGGAGCAGTTACTTGCTACGCTCTCACAGTCACAATCACCTGCGCCGGGGCAGACTGAGAAGGAGGCAGAGCCTGTGCGCTATGTCACCGAACAGGAAACCAGCGAATATGGTGAGTCGATTGATGTGATGCGCAAGGTAAGCCGCGAGGAACTTGTCCCCGTGGCTCAACGCCTTGCCCAGATCGAGAGTCTCCTCCAGCAAATGCAGGCAACCGTGGTACCGCAAGTTCAAGCGGTGTCGCAGCGTCAGCAGGTGTCGGCGGAACAGCAGTTCTGGTCTGATCTGACTAACTATGTACCCAATTGGCGCGATGTTAACGATGACGACGGGTTCCAGTCTTGGTTGCTGGAAACTGATCCGCTTACTGGTGGAAATCGTCAGACCTACCTCGAAGACGCCCAACGCTCCCTCGATGCCCATCGGGTGAGTGCATTTTTCCGGACTTGGCTTGAGTCTACTGGACAAGCCCCTGTTGCTCAATCCTCTCCTAACCCTGCTATCGAGCTTGAAAAGCAGGTTGCTCCGGGTCGCTCACGCGGCACTGGTTCATCCTCTGCCAAGCAGCCCAAGACCTACTCACCTGACGACATCAAGAAGTTCTTCGACGACGTCCGGTCTGGTAAGTACAAGGGTCGAGAACAGGAGCGGAGCCGTATCGAACGCGACATCTTTACCGCGCAGCGGGAAGGTCGTATTGTTATCAATGCTTGATTAGAAAGAGTTCACTATGTCGTATCCTGTTTCTCCCGGTCGTCCGAATTACTCGGGCAACTTCATTCCCGAAATCTGGTCGGGTAAGCTGATCGAAAATTTCTACGACGCCACCGTGCTCGCAGCAATTTCGAACACCGACTATGAAGGTGAAATCCGCCAGTATGGCGACACCGTCAACATCCGCACCACGCCGGAAATCACGATCCGTGACTACGTCAAGGGCCAGAGCCTGACCGTCGAAAATCCGGACAAGCCGAAGCTCCAGCTTGTCATCGACAAGGGCGAATACTTTGCTTGCGTCGAAGACGACGTAGATAAGGTGCAGTCGGACATCAACCTGATGGACACTTGGTCGAAGGACGCTTCCGAGCGTATGAAGATCAAGATCGACCAGCGCGTCCTGACTGACCTGCTGCCCGACATCGCTGCCACCAACAAGGGCGCAACTGCCGGTGAGCAGTCGGCTTCGTTCAACCTCGGTACGACCGGCGCTCCGCTGACCGTGACCAAGGACGGCGCTGGCGGCACCACCTCGGTGATCGACCTGATCGTCGACATGGGCACCGTCCTCGATGAAGCAAATGCTCCGGAAGCCGACCGCTTCCTCGTCATTCCTGCCAAGATGGCTGGTCTGATCAAGAAGTCGGAACTGAAGGACGCATCGCTGACCGGCGACAGCCAGTCGATTGTCCGCAATGGCCGTCTCGGCATGGTTGACCGGTTCACCCTCTATGTGAGCCACAACCTGTACGTGTCTTCGGGCAAGTACAACATCATCGCTGGGCACAAGATGGGCTTCACCTTTGCCTCGCAGATGACCAACATGGAAACCATCCGCTCTGAAACGACCTTCGGTAACATCATCCGTGGTCTTCAGGTGTATGGCTACAAGGTCGTCAAGGGCGAAGCGCTCTCGACTTCTGTGGTTCAGTTCTGATTTTGACGGGGGGCCTCGGCCCCCTGTCTTGCTCGAAAGGATTTAAAGATGGCTGCTTATACTGACTCTCTCGGCTTCAATAAGGGTACCGCTGCGTATCCGGACACTGCATGTGTCTACAAGTTTGAAGTCGAACTCGACTTTGCTGCGATTGTCGCAGCGCGTGCTGCTGCTGGTGCTACGGCTCTGGCTGCTACCGATACCCTTCAGGTTATCAACCTCCCGGCTTACTCGGTAGTTCTCGCTGCTGGTCTGAACGTCGTCTCGGCGGAAACGACCAACACGACCGCGACGTTCGACTTCGGTTATACCGGTGGTTCGCCTGCCGCTGCCAACGTCTACTGCGATGACTTCGCATCGAACGCTGTAGCAATGGACTCGGACAACCTTGCTAACCCCACGGTTATCAAGACGGCTGACACCATTGACATTCTTCTCAATACGGCGGTTCCGGCCAACGCTGTTGTGAAGGCATGGGCTATCGTCGCTAACTGCGCTTAATAGTTTGGGGCTGCTGGCTGGATTGGGGGTTCCCGGTCGGAAGGCAGCCCCTCCTTCTTAGGAGGTTATCATGGGTGTTTATCGCGGTATTACTCAGGACAATGTGACCATTCAGGGCGGCACGCTCTATAACGTCACGCTGTCCGGCGCTACGCTTGGCGGCACGCTCACTGGCAATGTTGATGCGACCACTGGTTATATCCAGCTTCGCACTAACACGGCTGCTGAGATCGGTGCTATCGGCAATGCAGTGAATACGACCGGCAAGGCTGCCGGAACCATCGTGTTCGATACGACTAACAGTCGCCTGATGATTGCAACAGGGGCCAACGCCAACTCGACTTGGGTTCGTGCTGACGGCTCTAACGCAGTCACCCCGGCGTAAACGGTGGGGGCTTCGCGCCCCCATCAACATAGGATAGAGATATGGCTGGCAAACGCATTCCCGACCTTGATCCGCTCTCTGGCGCAGCATCATCAAACGACGACAAGCTCGTCATCTATGATGCCTCGACGGCGTCGACGAAGCGCATTGATCGGTCTCAGCTTGCCGAAGGTATGGTTGAGGACCTACCACTCCAGTACTATCTTGGCGTTTTGAACAGCGCCCCTTCGGCTCGGCTGAACGGCGATGCGCTACAAATCGGGGATTACTACCTCGACTCAGCTACCAAATACACCACAGTCTATAACGGTTCTGGGTGGAGTTCATATGCTAGCGTGATCGCAGCACAGACTGCGGCTGAAGCAGCGCGGGATGCAGCGCAACTCGCTGAGACCAACGCAGAGACTGCTGAGACCAATGCAGAAACTGCTGAGACCAATGCGGAAGCCGCCCAACTCGCGGCGGAAAATGCGCGTAACGCAGCGCAGCTTGCCGAGACAAATGCAGAGGCTGCACAGACTGCCGCCGAAACTGCCCGTGACGCAGCTTACGTCAACGCTGCGGTCTATGCTGATACAGCTGCCGGACTGGCTGCAACGACAACCGGTCAGCAGTTCCAAGTTGTCTCTGGTAACGACATCATCCGCTACAGAAACGACGTTGGTCCTGTAGCGACGGAAATAGCTCGCTACCCGAACGCAGCTTCAACTGCACGACTTGCCGAAGGCGCACCATCATATACCAATACCAGCGGACAAGGAGACCGGACAGCGAGCGTTACTGCGTTCGTTAGTCCCACCCTTCTAGCGGCTGGAACAGCACCCAATCTGGTTGATGGGCTGACTGCTAATAATACATCCGACAGCATTTCGTTTAATGCCGTATCTGTTTCTGGACTGGTGATATCGTTTGATTTCGGACAGACGTCGGCTCGTGTAATCACAGAAGTAACGTGGAAACAGAGTTCGACTGCGGCTCACGGAACATGGAAATGGCAGGGGTCAAACGACAATAGCAGCTGGTCCGATGTCGGCGCATCGTTCACGTTGGGCGGCGCTACGACGCAGGTCCAGACGGTACTTAGCAGTAATATCTATGCTTTCCGGTACTACCGGCTTTTGGGCGTTTCTGGTACAGCCAGTGGTGCCCCGTGGATACAAGAGGTTGAGTTCAAGACCAGCAAGGCTATTGTCGACGGCTATGCGCGTCTAACCGAGGTTTTATCGAACACAATCGACGCTGCCGCCAGACTTAAGTTACCCACAAACGTGGTTTCATATTATCCCTGCGACGAAGGCGTAGGTACCGCTCTGCGCGATATCGTTGGGGGAAGAACGGCAGACATCACCAACGGCGGTGGTACTGTCGCGTGGACGCTAGATGGATGGCTGCGGCTAACTAGTGGTTGGTTCAAGACTCCGGCGCAATCAACGCAGACAATTGCTCTACTGTTTCGCTGCCCAGAAGGTCACAGCGGCTATTATTTTGCTGCGCCAAATAACGATGCGGTTGGACAGGAGTTTTATGGTTCCTCCGGATCGACGATCCGCGCCTTGCATGGGTGGGGTATATCGGAGGTTCCGCGCCGAACGACGGCAGCTGGCCCAACCGATGTGTTTTCCGGCGGTTGGTGCATGGTTTCCTTACAGATCGCAGCAGCGACTAACAACGTGACAGCGATTGGTTCTGGAAATCTTGCCGGTGCCGGGCCAATTTCAAGTATGGAAGTAGCAGGTATCGCCATCTTATCTGGTACGGCTACTGACGCACAACTGCGGCAAATCCTAAATTTTGCGGCGGAGCGAAACCGCCCGCGCAACATCTTTCTGACCCCGTGGCATTGCCCGCGCCAAGCACATTTGGCAGCGGTTATCGGGGAAAGTACCTCAGAGGGCACGTTCCCGCTAACGAGTCTATCGGCAGAACAGCGAGCCGCGTTTAACGAGGCAGTCCTGATCGACGCACGGAACAACACGAGTAGCGCTACGACTGGCCGTGTCATGCAGCGGTTAATGTTGTCGGCAGCTGCGGCCAACAACAACCCGCCGAGTCGCGCAAGCGACAGCGGCCTCGAAGTAGGTTTGCTTAATGCACGTATTGAGCGGTCAAACGACGGTCGTCCACTCCACATCCTAAAACTTGCTACTGGGTCAACTTGGTTGGTTCCCAGCGGTACTTATAGTAACGCAGCAGGTGGGACAACGGTGATAGCGGCGAATTTCTCTCGTAACTCTACCGAGGTGGAAACGTCAGGGATGTTGTACATGCTAGAAATCCGCAACCTGCGGCGCATGGAGAACATCGCACGAAACCAAGGCGTCGGCTACACTTCCGTTTCTGTCATATACAACGAGGGTCTTAACGATGCTTTCGTCGGGACTACCGTAGTACCTAATGCTGCAACATACCAAGGCTATATCCAGAACCATTATGATAAATTGGAGGCCATGACCGGGATCAGCAACCTGAAAATGATTGCTATTAAACCGCATGAGCCATCTGGCGGTCTTGGTGGGGGTGACCCTGATTATCCCAACAACACTACGGGCGTAAACCGACTTACTGCTTTGGGTTATATCCGCACGGCGTTTGATAGCTTTAAGACAGCAAACACGGCTGACGTGAGTTTGCTCGATGGAAATAGTTATGCGCTCAATATACCGACTGACTATATTCATCCCAGCGCCGCAGGGTATGACGCGATGGGTAAAGCGTCAGAGGCGCTGTTTGCGTACCGGACGCAAGTAGTACCGAGAGCGTAAGGAGAGCGACAAATGCCAACTAACCTAACCGGATCAGCGATCAACGCTACGTATGATCAGTTGCTGCATATCGACGGCGGTCCGATTGCGACCGAGCAGACGGTCTACAGCGGCGTTGGTGTAGCGACGGCTATGAAGCTCGGCACCGTGTCTGCCTCGGTGGATAACATCCAGTTCAACGGCAACACCATCACGACGCTGGACAACGGTAATTTACTTCTGACCCCCGGTGGGACGGCTTCGGTGTCCATCGCTAGGGCTGCTATCACTGGCGGTACAATTACAGGGATCACTGACCTTGCTATCGCTGATGGCGGCACGGGTGCTTCGGACACCGCAACTGCTCGGTCGAACCTCGGTCTTGGTACTATCGCCACGCAGAACTCGAACAACGTCTCGATCACAGGCGGCGCGATCTCGGGTGTGACCTTCACCGGTTCGTTCACTGGGCTTACTTTGGTGGAGTCGACCACACTTGCGACTGGGAATGCTGCGGCTGGGTGCAATCTAAACGGTAACACACTTGCTGCTGACGGCACTGACACGAACATCGATGTCAACATTACACCAAAGGGTACGGGCGAGGTGAACATCACCAACGTCGATATCCTAAGTGGTAAGGTTCCGTTCAGCACAGTTACGAACCGCGCTTATGCTGCGTTCTCTGACATCACCGACCAGACGGGTAGCACAACTGTCCCGGCTGCTGTGAAGTTCGGTACAGTCGAAGTCGCTGGCGCGGGTATCACGATGGTGACGGACGGTACTAACCTCACACGTTTGACGTTTGCTGCGGCAGGCACATATGCTCTGACGCCAAACTTGCAGCTGACTAACACGGATACCAGCGACCACGACGTAACCATCTGGTTTGCGCTGAATGGCACGAACATTACTCGGTCTGCAACGAAAATGTCCGTACCGAAGTCCACCGATGGCGGCAGCGCGTTCTTCCAGATATCGCTCTATGTCACTGTGACCGCAGGGCAGTATGTCCAAGTGTTTTGGCTCCCGGAAAACACCGCAGTTACACTCGATCACACCGCAGCGGTAACCGGACCTCCGGCGATACCTGCTATTCCATCGGCAATTATGTCGGTTGAAAGGATCGCGTAATGCCTAAGACCCCAGCGTGGACCCGTAAGGAAGGGAAGGACCCCAAAGGCGGTTTGAACGCCAAGGGTCGTGCGTCCTACAATAAGGCCAATCCCGGCAAGCCGGGCCTCAAGCCGCCTGCTCCTAACCCGAAGACCAAAGAGGACAAGGGTCGTCGCAAATCCTTCTGTGCGCGTATGTCCGGAATGCCCGGACCGATGAAGGACGAGAAGGGTCGCCCGACACGCAAAGCGCTGTCTCTCAAGGCATGGAACTGCTGATGGCCAGCCCGAAGCCCACCAACCCGTCGCTGTGGTCCTCGGTAAAAGCTCAGGCCAAAGCGAAGTTCGACGTGTATCCCAGCGCCTATGCAAACGCGTGGGCAGCTAAGGAGTACAAGAAGCGCGGCGGCGGTTGGAAGGGTCCAGACAACCGGGTGAAGAAGTCATGAGTAAGGGCGGTCTCGGCAAATGGTTCGGCGAGAAGTGGGTCGATGTAAAGACCGGTAAGCCCTGTGGGCGGTCCGGATCGGAGAAGTCTTCAAGAGGCTATCCTGCGTGTCGACCGGCAGCTGCTGCTAAGAAGTTGACCGCCAGTGAGCGCAAGACCATGAGTACCAAGAAGACGGGACCTGCACGGCAGTCATGGCCTGTGTCCCCGTCTGGCAAACGTAGAGGGAAGTAATATGGCTGAGAAGTCTAACCTTGTCCAAGTATCCCCCCAAGAGTGGATACGCCGAAACCCCGGTGAAAGTGACGCAGCGGTGAGGAAACGGTGGGCGCAACAGGAGGCAGCATCCGCTGCGCAGCGTAATAGAGGTGAGCGCAACCTGCGGCGACAAGAAAACTTGGATAGTATGGTGGTGCGGAGTAATAAGACCATCCGTAGTTCCGGTACCGGCTATGGAAATACGAGGAACTGATATGGCCAAGAAACCCGACAAAGTAGCCAAGGTAATGGGTGAGTTCAAACGCGGCACGCTCCACGCTGGCCGGGACCCCAAGGGTCCGAAGAAAGCCCCACTTGTCAAATCCCGCAAACAAGCCATAGCTATCGCGTTGAGCGAAGCTGGCAAAGCAAAGAAGAAGTAGAAAGGATACTGAGATGCCTGCTGATAAATACACCAGAAGCCTACACAAACCCGGCACAGTCAAGGCCGAGAAGGCAGCTAAGGCCAATAGTGATCCAGCCCGTGCACGCCGTGCAATGGAGATACTGGCGCGAGAAGGCACCACTAACATCCGTGGCGGTCGCCCGAAAAAGTAAACCCTTCACGATAAGGAAAAGCAATGACCGAGAAACAATATATCCGCGTCAAGGCTGACGGGTTCATCTACGAATATAACGAGCGCATGGCGGTTCACCCTGCCTGCGAAGTGGTCACCGAGCAGGAAGCATATCCTGAGCGGTTCATCACCCCCGTGGTAGCCGAGAAGATCGAAGAGATCGCCAAACCTAAGCGCACGAGAAAGCCGAGCAAGGGTCTCGATCTTACTACTGACATTCCCGTAGAACCTGTGTATACTGATCCCGAACTGGCTGCTGAAGCTGTACGGGGTTGGCCTGAATGACGCCTGCGGATATCATCGCTGAAGCACGAGTACTTGTTCAGGACTCGCGGACACCGTATCGCTATAGCGACACGGTACTGTTGGGCTTCGTCAATCAGACGCTGCGCCGCATGTCGATCCTGCGACCCGATCTATTCTTGGTCATCGGTGATATCCCCACAACCGCGAACACGGTTATCCAGAGTTGTCCGAGCGACTCGCTACGTCTCGTCGAGATTTTCCAGATCAAGAACGGTGATGCTGTCACCGAGGTCAATCGGGAAGTTCTCGACCAGATGAGTCCCGGATGGGTCAACGAAGCGGCAGGCACGCCGCTGAACTTCATGCGGCATGTCCGCAACCCCAATAAGTTTTTCCTATACCCCCGCCCTGCGACGGGGGTCGTGCTCGTCGGTGAGTACGCACAGGTCCCTCCCGCCTATACGCTGAACCAGACGATTGTGGCGCTTCCCGACGCATATCTCCCTGTGGCTGCGGACGGCGTCGTGTTCCTCGCCGAGTCGGTCGATAACGAGCATGTCAATTCGGGCCGGGCCAAACTGTTCCAAGACTCATTCAACCAGACGCTTGCGGCTGGTCTCCAGACCCGGACCATTACCGATACGGAAGACGCTGGGCTTAACCCGAGGCAGGTGATCTGATGGCTGATCGTGCGTTCTCCACTCTGGCTGCCAAGATCAACCCGAGCGTTCCGGGCTGTCCGACTGCGACGATGATCCAGTATATCCGTGACGCGGCGATCCGGACTTGCGAGCGTACGCTGGCGTGGCGTTACGAGGTGCCGCTGTTCGACCTCCTGCCGGGGGTTCACGAATATGTTTACGACAAACCGGTCAACACGGACGCACACGCAGTCTTTGCTGCTATCGTCAACGGCAGCCATCTGGAAAAGCTAACGCTCGACGACGCCCTGCGGCTCTATCCGCAATGGGCTGATCTCTATTCGGGCGAAGACCCCAGTGTCCTGTGGAGCCTAACTCCTCCGGGTAGCTACAACAACTATGAGTATAACGAGGCGCTGTTCAACGACGGTGAACCGTTCGTCCTACCCGACTCCGTGGTCGCTGACGCAAGCACGCCGCGTTCGATTTGCCAGATAACTCCTGACAAGTTTGTCGTGCTTCCGTTGCCGGATAACAACGAGCCGTACACGATGCGGATGTTCTTGGCGCTCAAGCCCAAGCGCGATGCTTCAGGTATGAACTCGGTTATCTTCGACGACCTCGAAGAAGTCATCATGCACGGGGCGCTCCAGCATCTGCTGGTCCTACCCAATCAGTACTGGTCTGACCGGGAACTGGCGGCATATCACGCCAAGCAATATACGTATCAGATCGCCGAGCGTCGCGCTCGTGCCAACCTTGGTAATGTGCGCGGTACATATCGCGCCAAGATGCAACCGTTCGGAGCCTGACGATGGGTGTGAAAGTAACCAATAACGCAACGACCACCACGGCGGCGGCAGTCTCCAGTACTGCGCTATCCCTCACGGTCGCTACCGGCACAGGCTTGATCTTCCCGGTTCTCAGCACGGGCGACTACTTCTACGCCACCCTGAGCGACACCAATAACAACTTCGAAGTGGTCAAGGTCACGGCCCGTACCGACGACGTGATGACTATCGTGCGCGCTCAGGAGGGGACCCTTGCTTTACCTTTCCCTACTAACAGCCGCTTTGAGCTTCGGGTTACTGCTGCTAGTGTTCTGGAGTCGTTTGTCTCGAACTACGACTTCCTGCTTTTGTGAGGACGATATGGGTGTCATTCTAAAGAACAACGCAACTAGCACGATCACCACCGCGATCAGTGCCTCTGACGTTGGTCTGGCTGTTGCTGCTGGCACCGGGTCGCTGTTTCCTACTCTCGGCGCGAGTGATTACTTTTACGCCACGCTGGTAAGCTCTGGCGGCACCTATGAAGTGGTTAAGGTAACGGCGCGTGTCGGCGACACGATGACCATTGTTCGTGCTCAGGAAGGCACCACGGCACAGAGTTTCGTCTCTGGTTCACGCATCGAGGTCCGCGTCACGGCTGCATCCATCACTGATATGGTTGATGAGCACGATCAGGCGAGTGAGATTAGTTTCGCTCCGACAGGCGCGATCAGTTCGACCAACGTGCAGGACGCGATTGCTGAACTCGATAGCGAGAAGGTCTCACTTTCTGCACTGGCTGCGTCTTCCGGATCGTCGCTCGTCGGTCACATCGCATCAGGTACTGGCGCGACTGCGCGCACGCTTCAGGCAAAATTACGCGACTTCGTTTCAGTCAAAGATTTCGGTGCTGTCGGCAACGGTGTGGCCAATGACACTGCAGCCGTTCAGGCTGCAATTGACACGGGTAGCGACATTTATTTCCCCGCCGGAAACTATGCCTGCGGTCCGCTTACGCAGTCGACCAATTTTCAACGGTTCCACGCACAAGGCCAAGTCAACATCGTTAAAAACGCCAATGGCGTTTTGCTTACATCAACAGGCATTTATGTCGAGTTCAGCGGCATTCAGTTTGTTGGGACAGGGTTCACTGGCGACAATATAAACTCGACCGGAAGCAACCCGCGCTTCATCAACTGTTCGTCTTACGGCACTCCGGGGCGGGCGTTGAAAGCAACCGGCGCTCACGTCCAAGTTTTGGGTACTTGTGGTACATATACCACTACAGATGGCACCGCTTCCGGCTACGATATTGAGATCGGCGTTTCCGGGACAGCCACACTCTATCACCAGCTTGTCGGTATATATACTTCGCAGGCAACCGGTGGGATTTTGCTGGTCGACACTGGGTCACATGTTATTTCCGGCGGTCAGTTCGGTAAGCTGAACGTCAAAAAAGGAACCGGCCCCGCTGGCACAAACGGCGGTATGACGACTAACGCTCGTATCCTAGGGGATGTTACTGTAGAGTTCTCTAACTCTACCTTCAGTGGCAATCAATTCAGCACACAGACCATTACCTTCGCGTTGGGTACGTCGCAACACACGTTGGATGCGTCAAACAATACGATAAATTCCACCATTGTAAATAATGGAAATGCCAATTCCGTTATAGTGAAAAGCATTGGTACCGGCTCACCCGGCGGCATCATACTTCAGTATGGGCAAGACTCTAGTAATGTCCGTGTGAGATATGACTCGAACCAGATTTTTTTCTTGGACAGTGCTTTCCACATGTCCAACAATAAAAATATCTACTTTAATGATTCCGCTGGTTCAGCGAAAAACGGAATGGCGCTTAGTTCCAGCGATGATTGGTTCATAGGCTCTGATACTGGCGCAAACTTTATGAATATCACTTCTGGGAGCGGCGGCATATACCTAGCTCCAGAAGGAGCTTCTGTAGTCCAGTGTGCTACCGGTGTTTTTAGGCCAGTTTCTGATGGCGTTGTAAATCTGGGCGGGGCTTCAAACCGGTGGTCCACCGTTTATGCTTCGACTGGCACGATCAATACCTCTGACCGCGAGGCAAAGCAGGATATCGCTGATCTTGACGCTGCTGAAAAACGAGTAGCATTGCGGATCAAAGGGCTTGTTAAGAAATTCCGCCTTAAAGATGCGGTACAACTTAAAGGCGAAAATGCGCGCATCCATGTGGGCGTTATCGCACAGGACGTGGCAGCAGCGTTTGAAGCCGAAGGGCTAGATGCTTCTCGCTACGGCATGTTCTGCCACGACGTCCTCGACGACGGTTCGTCTCGCTACGGCGTACGCTACGAAGAGCTTGCAATGTTTGTTTTGGGGGCGTTGTAATGGCTACATATTATTGGGGGCCATCTGGAGGAACATCTACGGGCACATGGAGCGCGGCAGGCACAACGAACTGGTTTACCGATGTTGGTCGCACTACACCTGCTGTGTCTGCGCCTACCTCGGCAGATGATGTTGTCTTCGACGCCGCTTCTGATAACGGAACCACATTCAACGTTACACTTGGAGTTGGCGCAGTTTGCCGAAACATAACGGTTTCTAACTTAGATTTCACGATGACCCTAACGCACAGCAATCTTTGGGTTGTGTATGGATCGCTGTCGTTTCCATCAACGCGTCTGACTCGCGCAGGATTCCAAAGCATAACCTTTGCGGCGACAAGTTCTGTGACCATTGACTTCAATGGGTACGACTTAGATAATTTTATCACGTTTGATGGCGTCGGCGGCACTTGGCAGCTTTTGAGCGATCTTGGCGCTAACAACCCTGCCAAAACAAACCTATCAGTGACGTTAACCAACGGTTCCATAAATCTGAATGGGAAAGTCCTTTACTCCTCTTCGCTTGCGTCGAGTAACTCGAATGTCCGCAGCATTGCGTTCAACGGGGGGAAAATTTCCCTCTATAGAAATGCTGTAAACGTATGGGCCGTCCAGACAGCTACTAATTTCAGCTATACTGGTGTCCCTATCGTTGAAGCCACGTACTCCGGCTCTGTCGGTAGCCGCAATCTTTTCCACGGTACCACCGCAGGGGCAACCGAGGCCAACACGCCCGACTTTTTTGTGACTGCGGGGACAGACACGGCTACCATCGGTAATGCTAGGAACATAAATCTTACCGGATTTTCGGGTACCTTCGCGAACAATGGCCGAAATATATATGGTAGCTTAACACTCTCGTCCGGAACCACAGTCGGTGCAGGAGCAAGCGTCTCGACGTTCGCAGCTACGTCCGGCACGCATTCCATCACTTGCATCGGGAAGACTTTAGATTTTCCGATCACCTTTAACGGGGTGGGCGGCACTTGGCAGTTTGCAGACGCATTTGCAGCAGGTTCAACACGAGTTGTAACCTTGACCAATGGCACGCTAAACGGAAACAGTCAGAACGCAAGCCTAGGCTCGTTTGCACTCGGCGCGGGAACAAAGACCCTGACTTTAGGGTCTGGCACATGGTCTATCACTGGCAGTGGGACTGCGTGGGATGCAAACACTAACGTAGCAAACTTAACTGTCAGTGCGTCTACAGGCACCATCAGCATGACTAGTGCGAGTGGTAAGACGTTTGCTGGCGGCGCAAAATCATGGCCGACACTTAATCAGGGCGGTTCCGGCGCGCTGACTATCCAACAGAGCAACACCTTTGCGAACATCACCAACACGGTGCAGCCTGCGACGGTCACGCTTACAGCTGGTACTACGCAGACTGTAACCGCCGTCGATCTAGGTGGTACGTCCGGTAATCTTATTACTTTGAACAGCAGCAGCGCGGGTTCCGCAGCTACACTGAGCGATAGTAGCGGGGCAAACACATTGTACTATACATCGATTCGAGATATCACTGCTACAGGTGGCGCTACATGGCTGGCACCATTAAGCGGAGGTAGTGTAAACGTGAGTGGCAATACTGGTTGGAGCTTCCTCACACAGATAGGTAGGACAATGTATAGCACCCGCAAGTCCAAGCGACTCATGGCATAGGAGTAATGGTTATGACCACCAACGCATTTAGCCCACTTGGCCTCACAGTGACGTTCACTGCTGCGGCTACAGCCCCGACTTCGGTACAGGCTGTGTCTACAACCCCGACTACGCGCCCGGCGCGGGAGTTCCGCATTGTCAACGCAGGTACAGAGGTTGTACTTCTCGGCGTGGGTGTCGATGACACCGCCGCTAAAGCTGCTGCGGTCTCTGTTGCCGCTGGCGCTGTGCCCATCCTTCCCGGTGCCGTGGAAATTCTCGGTTTCCCCGCCAATTCTTTTTTCACTGGCGACACAGTTTCAGGTACATCTGTAATCTATGTTACGCCCGGTGAAGGTCTGTAAGAGGGTACTACCGTGAACCAAGAGAATGTCCTGACTGTCAAATTGGATATGCTGCATAGCGACGTGGTTGATATGAAAACCGCGCTGAACGAGTTATCGAAGGCAATCACCAAGCTGGCGCTTGTTGAGGAACGTCAGGCACAGACTGCCGACGCGATGGAGCGTGCGTTCAAAGCTATCGGTAAGGTTGAGGACCGGCTTTCCAAATTAGAACTGACAGCGCCTAAGGCGAAGGAGACTAGTGCTTGGGTGGACAGGTTCATCTTGGGTATGGTCATGGCTGTCATGGGTTTCGCAGGTGCGAAATTGGGTTTGTTGTGAAGGAGAGTTATTATGCCGGGTAAGAAGAAGATGATGTCGTATCAGAAGGGTGGAATGGTTTTCAAGCCTTGCGCCAAGTGCCCGTCGCCTGCCAAGTGCCGGGCTATGGGCAAGTGCATGGCCAAAGCGAAAGGTAAGTAACATGGCTAAGAGCTACTGGAATACCAAGGCGGGTAAGCAGGCGGCGGGTAGTGCTGCTGCGGCTGACTATGCTGGTGCCATGAAAGTGAGTCCCGGTTTCCGCGCTGGCAAAAGCCCAGTAGCTCCTAGCTCTCCTGCTATGGGTACGCTCACGATGGGCAAGCAGGTAACGCAGGGTCCGACCACCGGGTTCGGTTCTTTCCGTGGTCCTTCAGACTACGATCCGACCATGCTCGGCCAGTTTAGACCTGCACGAAAGGTTGATGGGTTCGATCCATCGATGGGGTAATTATGAGCATTACGTTAGGTAGCCGGTCACTCATGCGTCTCGAAGGCGTGCACCCTGATTTGGTGCGCGTCGTCAAGCGTGCTGCGGCTATGTCCGATCTTGACTTCACCGTGCTGGAAGGTCTGCGTACCGAAGCGCGGCAGAAGCAGTTGATGCAGCAGGGCGCGACCAAGACGTTGAACTCACGCCACCTGACCGGGCACGCTGTCGATCTGGCACCGATGCTCGATGGAAAGGTGTCATGGGATTGGCCCTTATACCACCGGCTGGCTAAGACTGTGAAGTCTGCTGCCAACCTAGAGAAAGTTCCGCTCCAATGGGGCGGTGACTGGCGTACCTTCAAAGATGGTCCGCATTGGGAGCTTCCTTGGAAGCAATATCCGAAGGGGAAATGATATGAACTTTTTGCATTGGCTTTTGGCCCGACTGAAAGAACCGAGCACCTATGCTGGCCTATCCGGTCTCGCACTGGCTTTCGGTGTATCCAACGAAGTGTACACTGCGGCTTCCACCGCACTCGCTGGCGTTGCTGGTCTGGTCGCTGTTGTTCTGGCTGACCGCGCCGAGAAGTCTGAATGATGAAGTTCCTGACGGCCCTGCTGGCTGTTATCGACAGGCTGTTTGCATTCTTCGACCAGCAGCATTGGAAGCGGCAGGGTCGTCAGGAAACCGTCAAGGAGATGAACGATGCGATTAACCGACAGATCGAACTTGGTGAAGCTGCTATCACTATCCCTGATCCTGAGCGCGACGAACGGCTGCGTAACCGATTTGACCGGAGCCGTGACACAAGGTGAGTACTGTCGTATTGCCAAGCCGATCTCTTACGATAGCACGAAAGACACGGCTGAGACGATAAAACTGATCGAGCAACATAACAGCAAATGGGCCTGCCTTTGCGGCGATCCACCAGATTGCCCAAAACAATGAATATACCACCACGCATTAAGGACCTAACCGGAGTGGTTTTTGGAGAAATGATAGTGCTCGGTTTCGCCGGGTACAGTACCCCGGGTAGCGGTAGACCTCGCCCCAAGTGGTTAATAAAATGTTCCTGCGGTAAGGAGAAAGCCGTACTAGGTACGACCCTACGTAACACTAAGGTTAGGTCTTGTGGGCATCTTAAGGCGCAGATAGCCTCTGAAACTTTCCGCAAACCGTTATGGGAAGTAGTTCGAAATAATACAATACACCATTATAAAGTAAATGCTAGGAGGATGGGTCGTTCATTCGAAGTCACGGAAGATCAATGGTTCGCAATGATTACCAGCGACTGTCATTATTGCGGTTCACCACCGAACAATATTTGGAACCACCGCTTCAGTGACGAAGTATTTCGCTACAATGGGGTTGACCGTGTGGATAACGAACAAGGCTATTCACCGGAAAATACCGTCCCCTGCTGTGCGCCCTGCAATATGATGAAGCGCAGTATGTCTGTCGACACATTTATCAATCATATTCGAAAGATAGCTGAGTTCAACAACCTACTACCAGAACCGATGAAAATGGAGTAAATGAGTATATCATGGCTGGCGTGAAGATCACAAACTTCTTTGGTGTTGCACCAAAGATTTCACCGGAACTCCTACCGGAGACTGCCGGGCAGATCGCACGCAATACGAAGCTCTATTCTGGCGACCTCATTCCATACCCGCAACCTGTCGTAGTTGGTAACACAGGACGCACCGGTACGATCAAAACACTCTACGCGCTCAAGGACTCCCTTGGCGAAAACCAGTGGCTGTCATGGACCACTGACGTGGACACTGCCGTCGTGACATCGTCCGACATATCGGACCAGCGGTTCTATTATACCGGCGACGGTACGCCGAAGGTCAGCAACTACTCGCTGGCGTTCGAAGGGACAGGTCCGTACCCCACTAACTATTACGAACTCGGGCTGCCGCTCCCCACAACCAAGCCGACTGTGGTGGTTACGCCATTCACTACGGCGATGACTGCGACCTACGAGCGCGACAATAACAACACCGCGACCCTGACCACTGGCTCACCTCATGGCCTGAAAGAGGGTGCCTACATCACGGTAACCGGGTTCAGCTATCTGGCTGGGTCCTATACCTATGTCGGCACCACGGTGACGTGCACTATCGCGAGCCACGGTCTCACAGGTACTCCGCAGGTTATCCTCGACTTCACTTCCGGTGACGCTATCGACGGCGTCTACACGGCTACGGTCACGGGGGTTAACACCTTCACAGTCAATGTCCCTGTGGCACCAACCGCTGTCGGCACTGTCCGCCTCAGCATGACCTCGTTCAACGTGACGGGTATACAGGCTACGGTCATCGACGCTTCGACCATCGAGTATTTCAGTCCGGGTCCGCAGATCGCAACGACTGCGTTTGCCGGTGGTAATATCGATCTCGGCGGTCCGACACAGTCACGCTCATATGTCTACACATGGTATACGCCGTGGGAAGAAGAGAGCATCGCGTCCGACCCGACTGATGATGTGTTCGTCAAGGAGGGGGTGACCATCACGGTCGGTAGTCTCCCGACTGCGAAGCCATCAGGCGATAACTTTGTGCGTGGTATCCGGCTTTATCGCACGCTCGCCACTGCTACTGGCACAGAGTATTTCCGCCTCAAGACGCTGTGGTTCCCCACCGATCTGGCCACTGTCAGCCGGGCTAGCAGTGTATCGACCGTCAAGCTGGAGTTCCCGCACAATCTTGGTATCGGGGACCGGTTCAAAATCAGCGGATGCTCTGATGCTTCGTTCGACATCACGGGCGGCATCGTCGTCGATATCCCTGATGACTATACGTTTACCTATGCGCAGGCTGCTGCCGATGTGGCCACTACCGCTGTCGCTGCGGGTACGCTCTACTATGACGTATCAGAAAACCCGCCCACGACAACTGCTCGATACTGGGGCGACGGTGGCAACTATGATTTCATCGACGACTTCGATCCGCTGAACCTGATCGATATCCTGACCTCGGATGAGTATGACGCGCCTCCTGATAACCTTGAAGGTTTGATCGCTGCGCAGAACAACATCCTCGCAGGCTTCGTCGGGAATAAGCTCTACCTGACTGATCCTGCGGTTCCGCACGCATGGCCAATCGCATACGCAATCACCTTCGAGTATGACATCGTCGGTCTGGCTCCGGTCAACGGCTCGATCTTGGTCCTTACCAAGGGGTATCCCTATCTTGTGGCTGGGAGCGACCCGGCTGCTGGTATGAGCGTGCAACGCATCGACGCGCTTTATCCTTGCCTCAACCGCAAGGGGATTGTCGCTATGAACTATGGCGTGGTCTACCCCACCCACGACGGCATGGCCGTATTCTCTCCGTCCAGCGGTCCGACGATCATCACCCGGTCGAACTTCAACAACGACACATGGTTAGTGGAACTGGACCCCAACACCATCGTGGGCGAGTTCTACGGGGACGCTTATCTGGCGTCTCACTCTACTGGTGGCTTTGCCTTTGAGCCGGACAGGAACATCGGTGGTCAGTATGTCGACCTCGACTTTACCTATACCGCTTCGTGGTACGACTCCATCAGTGGGCGGCTCTTCTGCGTTACCGGCACCAACGGCGACGTGTATGAGTGGGATAATCTCAACCAGCCTGCGCTCACTCAAGAGTGGAAGTCCAAGGTCATCAAGACACCGGACATGATCAATCTCGGGGCGGCTCGGGTTATCGCTGACTTCGTCGAAGTGACAACGACTTGGGATAGTGCGTCGCAAGAGTGGCAAAACGACACGTCTCCATGGGCTACGGCGAACAACATCACGTTCAAGTTCTGGGTGGATAAGCAGTTGCTGATGACTACCACGGTCACCGACATAGGTACTTTCCGCCTCCCGACCGGCTACCGCTCCGACACATTTGAGGTTGGCGTCACTGGCGATATCCGGGTTCGGGCTATCCACCTTGGCGAAACTCCGCTCAGTCTGAAGGAAGCGTAATGGCTAGGTTTTCTGCAATACCTAATCCACCACAGTCCGAGATGACGGGCTGGCAATATTATATGCTCAACGCACTCAAGGAGAATGTGGACCTCCTGACCGGTGCGCGTGGCGAGAAAGACGCTGCAAGCCGGGCGATTACCAAGGCAGCGATCACGACTGCTCCAGTACCAGCGCAGTCTATGCGGCAGGTCACGGCCCAAGGGGCTGGGGTTAACATCGAAGGTGCAGTGGTTCCCGCATTGGATGACTATGTGGAACTACTCAAGAATGTACAATCGCTCGCTAACGATGTAGCAGCATTACGGAATACACTAAACACGCTTATTGGACAGTTACGAGGGTAATATGGAAAATCCTGTGATGACAGCACTGAACCCGCAGGTGGCCTCGACCACTTCGTTGGACCTTCCTCCGGCACTGGCCAGTATATTGGCTATGCCTGCGGCTAGCGCGGCTCCTGCCCCTATGGCTCCGATGGCCCCTGCTGGTCCATCACCCACACTCGGCGGCGCACTGGGCGGTCAGGCTACGGTTGCGCAGCAGCCACTCCCTAGCTTCCAAGAGGGCGGCATGATCGGTCCCGGCGGTATGCCGATGGGTGGACCCGCTCAACCTACTCAGCCTGCTCCTCCGATGGACCCAGCGCAACGTGACCAGTTACTCAACCAGTCGATGCAGCAGAACCCGCAGGTCGTTCAGGAAATCCAAGCAACCCTCATGGCTGGCCTTCAGTCAGGGGAAGTGACCCCGCAGGAACTGAACATGATCATCCAGCTTACGCAGTTGGCAGCGCAGAACCCCGACATGTATCCTTATGTCCGCCAGTTCGCGATCCAGCAGGGTATCGCTGCCGAAGAGGACCTGCCTGCGCAGTATGACGAAGGTCTGTTGGTTGCCATGCTCACGGTTGCCAAGTCTGCACAGCAGTTGATACAAGGCGGTCAGCCTATGGCGACCGGCGAAGCGCCGATGACCGGTGAACTCGAAGCCACGATGCCGTCGATGAAAGAAGGCGGCACGGTGAAGGGCAAGTCCGACGCTCCGGTTCCGATCATGGCGCATGAAGGTGAGTATGTGATCCCGAAGAATGTGGTGCAGATGAAGGGTCGCGAGTTCTTCGACCGGTTGGTCGAGCAGTACAAGGATAAAGCGTGAGTGAAGTAAGTATAGAACTTTTGTCAACGAATAGGGCCATCGCACTGTGGCCCGAGATCGCCCCCTTGGCGGAGAAGTCCGTCCGTGGTAACGATATGTCAGCTTCCGACATGGATGCACAGTATGTTTTCAACGCCATTTGCGCTGACGAGGCTGTGATCTTTGCGGGATTTATAGACGGCAAGTTGGAGATGGTCCTAGGATTTCAGTTTGCTGATGCCAATGGACACAAGTGTGCCGATATCATCGCACTGGCAGGTCGACACCTGACCATGTTTAAGCGGCGATATTGGGAAGCCATCATAGCATGGCTACGAGCCAACAATGTAGAGTTTGTTGATAGCTATGTTCCGATTAATCGCGCTATGTTATACATGAATAAATTCGGGTTTGATAAATCCTGCGCACACATCCGGATGTCTCTGGGGAATTGATATGGGTAAAGTTGTAAAGACGGTTCTGAAGGTCGCTGCGGTAGCGGCTATCGCATACTTCGCTCCTCCGCTGGCGGGTGCCGCGCTGGGTTCTGTCGGGGTCTCTTCTGCTCTTGCGACTACGGCCCTGTCTTCTGCCATTGGCGCAGGTATGGGCGAACTATCTGGTGTTGGGTGGAAAGCCGGGGTCTTAGCTGGGGGACTAGGAGGCGCGAATAGTTCCGGCCTATTTGGAGGCGCTGCTCCTGCCGCTGGTACTACTGGTGCGGCCCCCGCAACCGCTGGCGCAGCCGGTGTTCCTGCCGCTGGTACTGCTGGTGCCGCTCTTCCGGGCGTCGAAGCCTATATGGCTACGCCGGGTTTCACAACCGCTGCCGCTGGCGAAGCTGCCGCCGCTGGCGCTACTGGTGCCGCTGCCGCGCCTCAGACTATTGGCCAAGCGTTATCAGGCGCAGCAGCCAGACCGACAAGTGTTCTGACTGGGGGCATTTCGAATATAACGAGGGGTCTGGGTGGCGCAATGGGTGCTATCGGTGCGGGTGGCCTTAACCTTGGCGCTGTCGCTCCCGGCTTGGCCGCTGCTGGCCTCGTTGGTACTCCGGGTGCTGCGATCACTAGGGCACAGCAGGCTGAACTTGCGCGTGCGCAGAATGTAAACGCAGCCCTTACGCAGCAGCGTCTTGACCAAGCCAACAAGCTGATCGACGAAGCAGCCTATTACGATCCTGAGTATATGGCCCGGCAGGCAGCAGAAGCAGCCAAAATCCGTGGTGGTATCCAAGAGACCGAAGGAACCCGTGGCCTGACTGGTGAGCGGCTTGCCGCCGAACGTCGTCGCTATCGCCTCGGCACTGCCCGTACTGCGGGTTCGGCATATCAGCAGGGTTACGGCACTGGGGTTAGCGCACGTACACAGACACGTCAGGCTGGTATTCAGTCGATCCCAACAGAATATCCGACGACCACAGGCGAAAGCAGTATGACGCTTGCGGATAGGTTCAGGGCTGATGAAGCCCGTCGTAGTCAGGAAGCCGGTCTTGCTGCGCTATTCGGGCAGGCACTGAACCGTCCGACCACCACTTAAGATAGGAACACTTCATGGCGATTGGTTCGTTTCTCGCTAGCGCTGGCCGGATTGGTGAAGGTATCGAGAGATACCAGACTGAGAGCGAACTGCGCCGCTTGCAGCAACAGCAGGCTGCCTTAACCCGTGGAGAACTGGCCCGTCAGGAACAGTTCCGTCAGTTGCAGCTTGAAGCACCGACCGTCGAAGTCCCGGAGCAGGGTCTCCTTCTCGGTGCACCCATGCAGGTTACTGAGCCTGAGTTCAATTTGGCTGGTCTTAGTACTGCCGCTGCTCCCGCTGCCGCTCCTGCCCCCACAGCTGGAGTTGCTACTGGTGCTGCTCCCGCTCCTACCGCTGGTGCTGCCCCTGCTGCGCCTAAGCCTGTAAAACTTGGCGGCGTTACCATTCCCGGTTTCGACTCTCGTAAACCCGTACGCCTCAATGATGGTGTCGCAGGCTTCAAAAAGTTGGACCCCAACGCATCGGACGTTACGCGCAGTCTAATTAAAAATGATAACACGGATCGCCTTAACCGTTATCTCTACGGGTTGGCGATGAAAGCCTCAGATGTTACAACTATTTTCAAGCCATTTGTCAAGCAGGACAAGAAACGTAGTTTGGAGATGTCCGACGCTGCGAGCAATTATTACAGGAGTGACGTTGCTCGCGAGTATTTCAGCCGCAACCCTGAGATGTTGGCCGTTGCGCAGAAGAACCCAGTTGAGTTTTTCCAGAAGGTCGGGGCCGCGAACTTACAGGCGGCTGAAGTCGAGCGTGCCAGACGTGCCGGTGTGGCTACGCCTGCGGCCACCGCTGCTGTTGAACCTACGGCGGGTGTTAGAAGTTCTGCCCCTCCCGGGCAGGCCGCAGCGGTTACAGCTAAAGCGAAAAGGTACGACACCCAAGGCACACAATATGATGCTATCGTGCAGCAAGCCGCAGCGCGGTACGGCGTAGACGCAACCATACTGAAGCGGTTAATTGCCAGCGAGTCCAGCTTTAACCCGAATATTGTAAACACTGAGTCTGGCGCCCTCGGGCTAGCCCAGATAATGCCGGACCACATACGTAAAGGACTTATCACCGACGCACAGGCCCGTGATCCCGCGATTGCGATTAACTTTGCTGCTGCGCATCTTGCCCAGAACCTACGTAACGAACGCGGTGATTACCGTAATGCTTTGCTACGGTATAAGGGTGCGCTGTCGCAAAAAGGCATAACCTCTATGGCCCCAGTGGTAAGGGATATCACTTCCGGTTTTCAGTGGGATGCGCAGCAGGTTCTCGCTGCGGTAGGTCCGCAACTTGCAAAGAGCCGAGACCCAGCTACTAATGCGTCACTAGCATTACGTGCAAAAGCCTCCGCTGGCGGCGCGGTCCCTTCTGGTGTTCAAGTGGCCAGTGTTCAGGATACGCCTGTCCCGGTTCGCATCGATCCGTCGAACTTCTATCTTGCCAACCCGAACGCTACTTCGCGGGACACTCGCATGGCGCTTCAGAACCGGCAGGAACTTGCCCGGATGGCCGATATGTACCGCCGTGCTGGTATGGGTAACGAGTTCACAGCTGCACGGCTAAAGCTCATCGAACTGGATAACAGTCTGGTCTATCTTCAGGGTATGCAGGGCCTACAGGAGTTGGCTCTGGCCAATGACCCTCGCCGTCTTGCCGCAGTGTGGTCTGACTATGCTGGCGTTCCTGTCCAGCTTCAGCCGCAGACGGATGGCTCGTTCAACATCCTAGTCAATGGCCGGGTTACACAGCGCGGTGTTGCTCGTAGTTCTATAATCGATCAAGCTAGGTCGTCGTTTGATAAGCAGTATGTGCAGACGCAGTCCGCAGCCGCTGCGGAACAGGCCACCGAATATTTCAAGAGCCAGCTTCGTATGACTGAGGAAGCAGCCAAGGCGTCGGCTAAATTTGCTGCCGATATCCAACTCAAACTCCTCGAAGGCCAGAACGCGCAGGCACTTGAGATAGTCAAGCAGATGGACCCGAACGGGAAACTTACGGTGAATAGCGATGGTAGCGGACAGGCATTCCTTCAGGTGCAAGGTCAGACGTTGCTTATTGATAAGGGTGGTGTACAAATAGAGGGCGCACGCGAAGGTCTATTGAGCGGTCCGTCTGCTAAGACCATCGGCAATTTGCCGCAACGTAGTGCAGGTATTGGTACTGGAGGATAATAATGGCTCAGGCCGGTCTGTCGAATTTGAACCCGCTAATACCCTCGGCGGGTTCCGACCTTAATCCTTTGGTCAACCGCACACCTCCGGCCATGTCCGGTCTTGATGCGCTCCAGCAGAGTATGGCTGATATCACGGCCATGGGCGAAGCAGCCCGTGCGCAGGTGCGTGCTCCTCAGATCGCGGCTCCTCCGGTGCAGCAAGCGAGCGGACCTACTATTGCGTTCAGCCCATCTCGTGGCGAGTTCTTTGTGCAAGGTCGCACATTCTCCGAGGACGACGCGCAGAGCGCGCTTGAGAGCGAGGCTCTCCTTAGCCAGCCGGGCGCTCCTCTCCCCGCTGGTGACTGGGTCTCTGTGGACCCACAAGCCTATGCCGGTTATCTCCAAGGGATAAAAGAGCCGAGCCTCGGCACGCTGTTCTCCAAGGGCATCGGTCGTGGTATCGACACTACCCAGCTTCTGATCGGTCGCGGCCTTCAGCTTGCTGGAGCAGAAGAAACTGGCGGTCGCATTGTCGCACAACAGGCGGAAGACCTGCGCCGTGGGATGCCGTACTCACGTCAGTTCACTGACATCGAGGACCCCGGTGATGCGCTTGAGTGGTTCGTCGCAGGCTTCGGTGAACAGGTACCTAACCTTCTTGAGTCCGTCGCTGTCGCAGGCGCTGGTGCCATTGGCGGTACATTCACTGGTGGCCCCGGTGTCGGTACAGCTGCGGGTGCTCTCGCTGGCCTCGCTGGTAAGTCTGCATTTAAGCAGCAAGTTCTTTCTGCTGCCCGTAAGAAGGCAGCCGGTGAGGTCCTCGACGAAGCCGAGAAGAAAATTCTCCGCAACGCAGGCGCTCTCGTGGGGGCCACAGCGGCAACATTCGCTAATAGCTACCGCACAGGCGCGGCTGATATTTATGGAGAATTGCGTGAACAAGGCGCTGACCCAGATGACATCTCAGCCAAGATGCTCGCACTTGCAGGGGCGTTTCCTTATGCAGCTGCGGAAAGCGCTACTGAGTATCTGTTGGTTGGCCGTATCTTTGGTGGGATTACTGCTCCTCGTGCCATTCCTACTGGTACTTCTCTTCCTCGTCGTGGTGCTGAACTTTTGCGCCGTGGTGCTGTGGGCGGTGCAGTGGGTGGCGTCGCCGAGGGCGGTACGGAGCTTGCGCAGGAGTCGCTACTCCTAGGTCTGTCCGATCAGGACTTCGGTAAGCCTGAGAATATCGAGCGCCTCATCAACTCATTTGCTGCCGGTGCTGCCATCGGCGCACCCATCGGTGCTGTCGTCAACCTCAGAGGGACCAAACCTGCCAGCTTGCTGGGCGGGGAAGCCGAAATGCTGGCGCTACCCCCGCCTGCGAAACAACTTCCTGCGCCTCCTCTGCGTTTGGCTGGGCCAACTGCACCCACCGGCATGGGCGGACCGCCGCTGCTTCCTGCACCCATGGGTAACCAAGGCACACTACCACTGACAGGTGGTGGTATGAATGTCATTGTGCCGCCCGCGCCGCCCGCCGCTGGTCAGATGGAAATGTTCCCCGGTGCTCCCCTTGGCACTGCTCCTCAAGTTGACACTAGCCAACTCGAACTACCGTTCGGCACTGGGATTGTACCCGCGCAGCAGGCTGGTCTGCCTGAAATCCAAGATGTCCTACCGTTCGAGTCGGGTCTGGCACCTCGCTATATCGCACCCACTGAGGCTGCGCCGGGTACTCTCTCGGATAACCCTGTGCTGCGAGCAATCCAGCAGCGGCAACAGGAAGCGGCCATGGCTGCCCAGCGCCAAGCTGAGTTTGAACAAGCCTTGGCTGCCCGTGCTCCTATCCCTGAAGTCGACGCGCTTCAGCAGCGACTGGCTGAGTCTCAGCCGTTCATAGACGTTGTCGGTACCGAGGGCACACTCTTACCAGAACCTATCTATGGCACTACTCCTGCACAGGCCGCTGAAGAATGGCGTGCACTGGCCGGGCGCGGTCGCCCCAAACCCTTCGCTAGCTTCCTACCTGAAATCCAGAACCAGTGGATCGATGCACTCAACATGGCGCAGGCAGGTGAGCTTACTGTCGACGATCTCAGGGCCATCCGTACTGAACTGGTGGCCGCAGAGAATGCTGCGCGCCTTACGAAGACATCGCCCCGCACTGTTGTGACGGGTACCATCACGCCACCCACCCCGCCGAAGGGAGGAAAAGCCCGTGCCCTTAAAAAGCCAAAAGCAGCTGCGGTTCCTCCAGCGAAACAACCCGCAACTCGCGGAGAAGCTCTCAAGCGACCTGCTGCCCGAGCAGCTGCAAAACCTGCCGGAAAGCCTGCCGCCAAGCCAGAAACAAAAGCCGAGGTCACAGCCGCACCTGTTCAGGAGGGACAAGGAAAAGCTGTTCAAGTTCTGAAGAAGGGCAAGGCACAGGCCGAAGAGAAACGTAAGCCCCGCAAGCAAGCTCCGTCTCTCGCCGAAGATCGTAGTGAGATGACCGATGCCGACCGGGTGGATGCTGCCATTCGTGTTGTGGAGGAGGCGACGACCCGAGCAATTCGCACTGATGTCAGTGACGCATATTACGATATCTTGGAGCTTGCGTTCTTTGAGCGCCTGTCCAGTGGCACAGTCGAGGGCCGCAAGGCGATCCAGACCAAGGCCCGGAAGTTTCTTGAGGAACCCACTTCGAAGTGGCTTCAGCCTCTACTGGCTAAGGCGTTCCGCGATATCGTGCTGCGTGAGGATACGCTCCCGGTTGATGGTCCTTGGTTCCAGTTCATGCTGGACAACGATCTGACTGATGCGTTCCCGGCTAAGGCGAAAGCCAAGGTCACCAACATCGACAAGATCAAGGACGCTGCGCTCCGGGCGCAGGCCGAAGAGATGTTCGTGGTAGAGAAAGAGCCTGCGGTCGCTACGCAAGCGACGTACCAGAGCAGGTTTGTGAACGTCGAAGCCGCTGTTAATAAGCTGACGTCTCTGCTGGCTTCGATGCCCAAGGTTATGAGTTTGGACCGCCCGTTCGTGTTCCGTCAGGAGCAGTATGAGAACTTGCCGTTCGCACTGGAGGACCTCTTTGCGGAGACCAACGAGGCTGACCGTAATGTGTTGGTCAATGGCTACCCGCTGAAGGACTATTTCACCACGGACGGTGAAGCCAAGTTCGAGACCACACCCAGCGGCCTCAACACTCCGTCTGCCAAGAAGGATGATACTGGTCGCTTCGCTCGTGTATCGGTGAAGGGCACGAAGGTAGTGGACGCCAATGGCGCTCCACTCAAGGTGCTGCATGGTACCTCGGGCATCTTCTCCACATGGGGAGGCAGAAAGTGGGATAAGTCTCTGTATAAGCTCCCTCAGTTCAAACAGAGAAAAAATCTCAAGATACGCCCTGCGTGGGGTGACGACTATACAGGTGTGGCTGGGTACTTCCGTGCGTTGCGGGACTACTACAAGAAACTATCGGCCCAGAAAAAACGAATTACGCCGGAGCTTGGTGCCTCGTGGTTTACGACTGACCGCATGGTAGCTGAAGGTTACGGACCCAACGTCAGAGAAGTCTATCTCAATATCCAGCGTCCTGTTATCTACGATGCTGAAACCCGGACTGCCACGCTGCCGAACGGGCAGACCCGTACCTATACCGAAAAAGAAATCCCTTGGAACAGGTGGACTGTTGTCAACCCAGCCATGTTCGACCTCGCCCGTAGCACCGACGCTGATGGGATTATCATCAAGGGCATTACAGACGGTGCGACTGCGGCCACGGCAGATCGAGTTGCTGATATCTACATAACATTCAAGGCCGACCAGATCGTGCCTGCGGATATCAACATCCTGAACCAGTTCGACATGCCGGACAAGACCCAAACCTTGGGGGTAACTAAGCTCAAGGCGCAGCAGTTCGTGTCCAAGCTGACGACTAAACCCAAGGTCTCGGTGTTCCGTAACCAAGGGGATATGAAAGAGCAGAACCCGGCACTCTACCGGGAGGCTGTGGCCGCACGTCCTGAAGGCGACTTCGATACTGCACTGGCTGCGGGTTACTCGTTCGGCGACGGCAACGTCATCATCTTCTCGGATCGTATTGCCAACGAGCAGCATCTCAAGTTCGTGTTGGCACACGAAACCTTCGGCCACTTCGGTCTGCGCGGGATCATCCCGACCAAGCAGTTCGACGCCGTCATGGAAGCGATCTACAAATCCAGTCCGGCTATCCGCAGCGATGTGGATATTGCCATGGCAGACCGCGACCAGTCCCGTTCAGAAGCTGTCGAGGAATATCTCGCTGACTTTGCTGGCGTGCTGGACACCAGTGTCGTGGCCCGTATCTGGAATGCTATCAAGGGTGCTCTCAACAAACTGGGCGTCAAGTTCGGTGATGAGATGGTGCGCTACATCCTGAAGCAGTCACGATCCTACGTCCGCAGTGGCAAGTCGAGCATGTTCGACGTGGCCAAGGTCTTCACCGATCTCCAAGACGTGGAGTATGGCAAGGGGTACGCATCCACCGGGCGGTTCAGCACAGTGGGAGATATCTACGCAGACAATCGCACGGCTGAACTGGTACGCGACAACATCGCTAATGCTCCGCTGAACTGGGAGAAGGCATGGGCCACGGTTAAGGGTGTCGCTGGTAACAGTACCGACCGGTTCGACCGGTTCAAAGCTGAGTTCCTCAGCCTCGCCAACTTCCGGTCCCGCAATAACCCCGGTCTCAACCGCTTGGAGGAAATCCTCGAAGCAGCGCGTGACCTTACGTCCAGCATCCGAGTGTCCAGCAACGAGCGCAACGCAGATGTATTCGACGCCGCTGTCTTCGGGAAGTATTTCGGTGTCACCGAGGAGCAGACTGACTCGATCAACAAGCTGATGTACTCAGCCCAGCGCTTTGCAGTGGGCAAGATCAAGGACATCCGTCAGCTTCGTGGCGCTCCGCTCTATGACTTCCGGGACGGTGTGCTCACACCCAACCAGCCTGAGATCGACAAGCTCATCAAACAGGGTATGGTCACCTTCGAGCAAGCGCGGGACGGGTTTACCTATGAAGTCCAGCTTCCTGACGGAACCACGCGGGATGAGCGTTTCGCTGGTATCCCCGGTCTTACCAAGCAGAGCATCGAGTGGCGTGGATATCTCAGCCTGCGTGAGACGGTCAACGATGTGGAACTTCAGCTTCTGCGTGCCCGTTACCAGAGCCTGTTCGAAGACCAGCAGATCGCGTTCAAGCAGTTCGACGAATTGGTGGAGAACAAGCGCCTGACCGGTGCCGAGCGTGACTTGCTGCGCCGCATCATCAAGACCTATAACGATCTCTACACGGCGGATATTACCTTCGACGAGCGCGGCTATCCCAAGCTCAACGCTGAAGCCATGGAGAACGGTAACGACTTCGTCGTGGCTATCAACAAGGCACTGACCCTCGGTCAGGACCGGGACTTCAATGAGGTTGCGCGGTTCTTCGAAGGCAGAATGGCTGACGATATGGTCGCCAAGCTGCGTGAGTTCCGTACACGACTGAAGATCGGGGCCGACAACAAGTTCACCATCCAGAACCGGGTGAAGCAAATCCTGATGCTGGAGGTATCGAACGCTGACGCTGACCTCTACACCCGCCGCACACTGGCCACTGGCTATACTCCGTTGCTGCGTGAAGGTCAGTTCCAAGTCCGTGTCGAGGCGGTTAACCCGCGCACGGGTAAGGTCGTCCGTCTGGCTGATGCCTATCGCGAACAGCTTATCTACTCACAGGTGGAGAAGCAGAGCGAGGCACAGCAGATCGCCGCTGGCATCAACAATATCTTTAAGGATAAGACCTACGAGGTCGACGCATACAGCCAAGAGAGTGGTGACTTCGTCAAGCAGAACGTGGTCTTCCGGGCTGTACCTGAGACCGCACTCGACGCCATCGCCGGTCCTCCGGAACTAAACCTCAACGAGTTTGTGTATGGTTTGCGTCAGCTTGATATTGTTTTGACTCCGAAGGAAGTCGAGCGTGTGGTCACTGCCTTGACCAAGCAGAACAGTTCAGCTCGTAACCGACTACTGCGTGCGTTCACTCCCGGCGCTGATCCGGATGCCATCAAAGCGATCTCGCGGCATATCGACTCGCGTGCTTCGACCATCTCCAAGACCATGATGCGTCCGCAGTTGAGCGAACTGATGAACCTGAGCATGGAGTCGACCCAGCGCCTGTGGAATGGTGACGCTCGTTTGCTGGCTGAACTCAAGGCCGCAGCAGAAAACACCAACTTGTCGCCTGATGAGCGTGTTCTCGCCCAGCGTGAGTACGAGCGGTACAAGTTCATGTACGATCAGACCAATCCGAAGGGTAAGCCCAAGCGGACGAACCAGTTCTACAATGAAGCATCTCGTACCGTGTCGTTCCTCGACGATAACCGCAGCGTGACCGAGTCCAACTTCGAAAGTGGTGAGGTTGTCTCGCAGGTCCGTGCTGCCACCAGCATCATGCAGCTTGGTGGTTCTATCGCTACGGGTGCGCTCAACCTGATCAGTGCGTACACCAACGGCTTGCCGTTCCTCGCCAGCTACAATCCTAGCAATGGCTTCGGCGGTGGCTTCGGGATCGGTCCCTCGGTTGCTCAGTTCCACATCGCTGCCAAGCAGGTCGGTGCTCTGGGTATCGCCAACATGAAAGCCAACACGGCTGAGTTCTATGATGAGGTAGCCAAGAGCAAGCAGCTTCAGGATAAGTATGGACTGGCAGTGCACGAGGCTGAGTTCATCGCACGAGAAATCCGTGAGGGTGCCATGATCCCGGCGCAGACCAACGCGCTGATCAACACTGCCCGTGGGCAAATATCGTCTGGCTTCGCACGCAAATTTATCGATGGTTGGATGCTGCCGTTTAACCTTACGGAGCAGGCATCTCGCCGCACGTTGGGTCTGGCTGCCTATCGCCTTGAGTATGAGCGCCAGATTGCCGGTGGTCGCAGCGAGGCCAAGGCAAAAGACGCAGCACGGCGTTTCGCCGTCGATGCTCTAAGCCTAACGATGGGTGAGTACTCAGTGCTTAACCGTCCTCCGGCATGGCGTTCGGGTATCCAGTCCTTCCTGTACATGTACAAGGTCTTCCCGACCACCTCGATCCAGCTGTTCTCAAACATGTCGCGCAATGGTAAGATCGCCATGCTGGCATCTTTGTGGCTGCTCTCTGGCTTGCAGGGTCTACCGTTCGCCGAGGACCTTGAGGACTTGATCGACACACTGGCTCAGGCTCTTGGGTTCAAGGTCGGCAGCATCCGCATGGAGATCGCCAAGTTCATCGACGGTGTCTTCCCCGGCATGTCGCCTTACTTCCTGCAAGGTGTGGTGAACTCGGCAGTGCCTGCTGATATCGCTGGTCGTGTCTCCATCGGTAACCTGTTCCCCGGCACTGGCATCCTCCTGTCGGGCGCTGATGTTGGCCGCGAACTTACTGACATCGCTGGTCCTGCTCCGTCCGCCCTGCTGGGTTCGGCTCAGTTCTTCGCTGACCTGATGCGCGTACCGTTCTCCGACCGTATCCAGCTGATCGATGTGGCTCGTGAGGCTCCGGTGACCATGCTCCGTGCAGCCGGTGATGCTGTCGCTTACGCCAAGTCCGATGCCATCGTCGACCGCCGTGGGTATGTTGTGGCTGACGAAGCCAATGCTGGAGTTATCGCCACTCGTTTGCTTGGGTTCTATCCTAGCGAAGCGGCACAACAGTATAGCGCGATCCGCGTCGCTACCCGCGTGACCGACTATCAGCGAGATGTTGTGGCAGGTTTCCGTCAGGCATGGATCAAGGCCACGATGGAAGGCGACACTGGCCGCGCCCGAGACATCGAGGACGCAGTGGATGAGTGGAACAAGGGTGCTAAGGGCACTGGTCTTGAGATCGCCGACTTCCGCCGCCGTTCGCAGCGTGCTCTGAAGGAAGCCCAGCGACCCGCCAAGGAGCGAATGCTGAGGACTACCCCCAAAGCTGGCCGCGAGGATATCGAGAAGGCGTTCGACGCCCTGTCCTACTAAATAACTTTCAACTGCCCGAGCACTTGCGTGTCGAATGCCTGATCAGCTTCGTCGAGAATACCACGCAGTCTCGGGTGGCAGAGGTTGATCTGGACCACATAGGACTGCCCCATCTTGATGTCGGTTCCTTTACCCAGATACGCCTTGTTGTTCTTCACCGGGATGACGATGTTCTCAACCTCAAGGTCCCGGACAAGCTGGCGGTAATCCACTTGGTGGGTTGCCAACCAACTACGGAAGTGCGTCCGGTCTACCATCACAGTGCCATGGTCGAAGACACCGTTCGGTTGGTTACGTCGAATGTCGTACCGTATCCTGACCTCGCCCTGCGGCATCCGGTTGAACAATGGGGTCGGTGGCTGGCTGGCCGTGTGCATGACCGTGAGCGCAAGTCTGGTGTTGTCGCTGAGATATTCTGAGAAGATATCGAAGCTGTCCATCTTGTTGGCAGCGATGTTCTCCCTGATGGTCCCGGTCTGTTGGAGTACCCAGCGGATGGCCATGGCCGGATCGAACTTAATCCAGCCTTGTTCTTTAGCTATGCGCAGTGCCAAGTCAGTCAGCACGATAGCGATTTCCCAGTAGCGTTCCTCACCGCTGAACTCGGCAGGATATCTCTGTGGAAATGTGGTCATCGCTTCGTCGATCATCTCCTTGATCGCGACAGGTCCCAAGGCAAGCAGGTGCTTGACGAACCGGGGTCCGACCCAGCCATAGTTACCCGTGATGAACTGGAATATCTTGCGGCCACCTGTGGTGCCATCTGCGAAGACGGGGTGTGGATCGACTGTGACTTCTAGAAGGCGCATCATCTGTGCATCTGTAGCGCTGCTCATGGCAGCCAGCTTGGTAGCCCACGGGATGTTGGTCGAGATCGTCACGCTGGTTGCCCAACGCTTGGTCTCCCGCTCCTCTGCCGAGCGGCTCAGGCGGGTCTTGTCCCGGCCCTGTGTGACCATGTACAGGAAGTCACCGACCTCTTTATCTGTCACCACCGTGGCTTCGTCGATGGTCATTGGCAGGTTGCAGTAGAAACCAAGCCGGTTGTACAGACTGTTCATCGTGAACTTGGCTGCGAAGTGTAGCTTCTGCGGATCACCCCACAGGGACTGCTGCCATAATTGGGCCAGAGACTTACCAGTACCTGTTTGCCCAGACAGCGACAGCGTGAGGCCGTTGAGGCCGGTCAGTTCGATCATGGGTGTGGCGAGGCTGAACCCCAACGCGAACATCTGCGCTGGCATATTGGCAGCTTGCAGTACCGAGGTGAAGTCGATCCATCCCTGCTCGGTGCCAGCGGTGCCGTAAAGCTCACCGCCCAGACGTTGGCTGCCCGAGGACAGAGTGATGTTCTCTTCGACGACTGTGCCGTCTTCGAGCCTGCGGAGCAGCGTGTTGCCATGGACGAACTGCTTGTAGTCATCCTTCCAGCCCATGCTGTTATAGAGGTTGGTCATTGCGCGCATCTCGCGCAGCTTGTCCATGTAGGTGCGAAGCATAAACTGAAAACTCGCGGTTTGTTTTTCTGTTTTGAGGACGATCCCCTGATCAGCGACGGCGGTTGTGAACTCACGTAGACGTGTGTCTGTGAGGTATGCTTGTCGGAGTGACAGTTCCTGCCACCCCATGTGTTTGCGGTCCCAGTGGTAGCGGACGGTCTCATACCCGAGTGCTTCGTCCCTGCCGTACCCAACGGGGTAGATATCGAACGGGCAGATATCGATGTCAGTGCCATCCACAGTCTGCTTGATGCCCGATGAAGTGCGCTTGTAACTCCGTGGCATCGGTACTGCGGCACCGACTTTATCTGGAGCCGTTTCGGATATTTCGATTGCGCTGAACTGTGTGCCGATCTGCGTCGGCGCTGTGATCTTACCGGCGAACTTGCACCCCTTACATCCTGCGGGGCGCTCCTCTAGGAATTTCTTACAGGTGGCAGGACCAGAGACCGACTGCTTCCAATGCTCCATCTTGCGGACGGTGCGGCTGCGCTCGAAGTCTGGGTGCTGGTTGGACCATGACACTGCCGTGTTCTCAGCATCGATGCAGAAGGCAGCGACACCCAGCATGGCGTACCAGAACGGTTCACTGACTTCCTTCTGGTTCTCGACGCCCCACTTGATCTGTTGGCACTTGGATGCGACGGCATCCGGGTTGGCGTCTGGGAACTCGCTGTCGGTAGAGAGAGCTTGTGACAACATGCTTGTGCGTGTTGAACCGCCGAACGGACTACTAATACCTGCAACGCTTGTGTTGACGATAAATCCACTGAGCGCATTGCGCAGTGTGTCAGCATCGACCATCGGTGCGTCGATCAACAGTTTGACCTCGGCCCCGCCCTTCGGGTTGATGGTGCCTACAGGTCGAAGCAACCGGGCGCTGTCACCCGGCACGCTCATATCGATTGCAAAGCCCTTCGCCTTGGCTGCTGCCTTGAGTGCGAGACCCAGTGGTCCCCACTGCGCAGGCGCAAGCGCTTCGGCCAGTACCCAGTAGACATGCAGGCCGTTGCCGGAGTGCACGATCATAGGTTTGGGTAGCTTCAGGTCAGCGATGAACTGACTGAGGGCGAGTAGCCCGTCCTTCCATGTGTCGTAAGGTTTATCTGGGCCACAGTCCACGTCGATGAACAGGGTCTGGGTAAGGTGGGTGTTGCGCTGACTGCGCTCTGAGTTGTCCTGCATTGAGGAGACGGCGTAATATACGTTACCTCCCCGCTGGCTTGCCGATTGTGCTGCTACTGCTAGGTCTTCTACCGAGTCGTAGAACTTGTGGATCATCCCTCTTGGGGTCAGCTGTGCACTGACGTACACACCTTCCGGTGGGAGCACCCTCTCTAAAAATGTTGTTATGTCCATGTTGCCCCTGCGTCTGTGGGGGGATTGCTCCCCCCACTCTTCAATCTTGGTTGAGTATCTGTTGGAGGCGTTCCTTCCTCTGCTTCTGATCTGCGGCGATCACCTCCGGCATGGGCCATGCGTGCTCTGTCATAACCCCGAGCAACCTCTTTAGCATAACCCGGACAGCCTCGTCATTGGATTTACGGATCGGTTTACCGCGTAACCAACCATAGTATGTCGCACGGGTTATACCAAAGAGATCGGCCATGTCCTGAATTGTCAGGAGCATGTGCTTCCGCAGCGCCTCCACCTTGGTGAAGTCGATGGCGGACTTAGTCATCGCTATCCATACCTCCTACCAGCGCGGCGATCTCGTCAGCCAGAGACATAGCATCGCCTTCCGCAGCTACTGCCGCAGGGGCAGCCTTCGGTTTGGGCGCAGCCTTTGGTGCTGGAGCCGGTGCTGGGGCTTCCTCTTCCGCAGGTTTTGCTGCACCGAAACCACGCTTCGGAGCGGTCGCTTCAGGCGCAGGGGCAACTGGCTCTTCCACGACTTCAACCGGGGCGGGTTTCGGTGCAACAGGCGCAGGCCGTGCGGCCTGAACCGGAACTTCAACAGGGCGGCTATTAGTTTTCTCGCCAGTGATCTCAAGGACTTGGTCGCTACCAAACAGACCATCGACTGCACCCTGCGTCTCAGCTTCGAGGAACCCACCAAAGCCGAACTTCAGCTTGGGGAACGACGCATCGGTATCGAACGACAGCACAGTCTTGACCACCTCGACAGGGATGCCACGGACGGTCAGTTCCTTCTGGTACTGGTTGAGACCCTTCAGTGCGGCAGGTGTAACCTGAAGCAGATAGACCGGACCAGTGGGGTCCTCAGCTGCCACAATGGCGAGACGCTTCTGGTCGGCACAAGCCTTGATCTGTTGGCCGTTGGGGCTGATCTTGGAACCCCATGCGTTCATGGGGCATGACGCACACAGATCGTTCTCAGGATTTTGGACAGCGGCGTCAGGGCCGATACCATCCAGCGAGAAGCAGTCAGGGCCAGTCGGTTCGTCGTTGGGGTCCCACTGCTTGGCATAGTAGGTCTTGGACAGGCGCGGGTTAGCGCCGACGATCACCACGTTCAGCTTGGTCTGGTCAAGGACCGTCTCAGTCTTACCTTCGACGATGCGGAACCGCGAACCCTTGAGGCTGATGCGGGGGTACGAGTCGCCTGCCGCAAGGCCAGCGGCCAGTGATGCTGCCAATGCCGACTGCTGGCCGATACGGGCAGCGAGGTGGGCAGGTACTTGGATGTTGGTAGGTATAAGGGACGTGCTCATAAATTCTCCTGTGTTGAGCGTTGATTAGTAGTTGGTTTTAATCTGAGCGGCGAGGGAGCCAGTTCCGGTGATGTTAGTGCTGGCGGTGTTGAATAATTCGTACTGAGACCCGACACCAATGGCTTCTCGCGCTGCGTCAGCCACGATATGGTTGGCGATTGCCTCAGCGTCCTTGCAATATGTATATGTCGGCAGTGTCATGGTCTGGTTTATCAGCATCTTGTTCGTGGTCCTTATGATAAAACCGTTGCTGATCTTGTACGCGGTGACGGATGCCGCCGTCTCAGCCAAAGAAGCACCGATGTACTGGTTCCGCTTCAGTTCCGCTTCATAGTTATCCGGCGCAATCGCGCCTTCGACGCCGAGCCATCGTCGCAAAAATCGTTTGATCATTTAGTCCTCCACTCTGGCAGTTGGTTTACGTACGCTAACTTCGATCTTGGTGCCATAGTTTACACCCGGCGGAACAGCCTTGTTCTGCTCGATGTAGCCACGCACTGCGGTCTTGTTCACCGCCTTGTTGAGCAGGTCGAAGGCACCAGTATCCTTGATAAAGTTCAGTGTCGCATCCCAGTTCTCGACATTGGCATAGTCCTTGGTAGTCAGGAATGCTGTGCCGTGCTTGGTCTTGAATGAGGTAACACCCAATGTGTCAGCCTGTCCTTTGATCCACGCTTCGATCTTGGTCATGCTGGCTTCGATCTGGGATACTTCGTCTTTGATCTGGGCTTCGATCTCTGCCTTCTTCAACCGGAGTTTCATATAGGCCGCGACGGCCTGATCCACCGTGATAGTCATCGTCTTGTTTCCTCTTGGATTAGGTCGAGCAGCAGACCTTGTAGCTTTTGTTTATTCCTCAGCCGCTCATACGCTCTATGTTCAAGATCGGTTGCCTCGATATGGATGACATTCGAAGTCTTGTTCTTACCGATCCGCTCGATACGCCCGTTTGCTTGGACGTATGTCTCGTTGCTGTTGACAGGTCCGTACCAGATGATGGTTGACGCAGTCGTCAGCGTAAGCCCGTGGGCCATAGTTCCGGGGTGGGCGATCAGGACATGTGGGTCTTTGCTATCCTGAAAGTCCTTGAATATCACGTCACGCTTGGAGGATGACACCTGACCGTTGACCACGCCGACAGTCCAGTGCTTCGATAGTTCTTTCTCCAGCATGTGCAGTGTGCCGGTCAGCGGCACGAAAACGATCACTTTCTCCCCTGCTTCCTCGATGATCTCCTTGACCACCTTGACCCGTGGGCTGGCATCGATCTCAATATTCTGCCCGTCATCACCATAGGCCACGCCACAGGCGATCTGGATTAGCTTCTGTACCTTGACCGCCTCGTTGACAGCGCTGATCGTACCGTCGCTACCGACCTCGGCGATGAAGTCCTTGAGCATCGCCTTGTAATGCTTCTGCTGCTCGGGTGTCAGCGCAACCTGACGTGTCTGGATGATGGTCTCAGGCAGATCGAAGCACTCATCACGGGTAAAGCGGACGGCAGGTTGCAGGATGTCTTTCACAATATCAGTGGACTCTGGGCGCGGCACATATTTCCACTGCCCGATCTTCATCATCACGGTCTCGCGGAACGAAGTGAATGTGGATTTGCAGTTGGGGCTATCTACCAGCTTGGCCAGTGCCCATGCGTCAGTCGGATCATTAGGGGTAGGCGTACCGGTCATCAACCACAGACGTGCCTGTGTATTGTTAGCCATCCACTTGCGGAAGAACTTGAACCGCTGCGTGCTGGGGTTACGCAGCACCGCTGCCTCATCGACGATGACCAGATCGAACATACCCTCTGCTTCATCAGCGATGATCGAGAAGCCGTCATGGTTTACGATGTAGAAGTCCACGTCCTGTTGGAGCAGCCTGCGCCTACGCTCTGCCGTACCATGTAGCACGGCGAACTTGCGATGCGGGAAGCCGAGGAATATACCATCACCCCAGACACGTTCCAGCGTGGAGAGCGGAGACAGGATCAGAACCTTCTTCACCTGCTTGGTCTTGAGCAGATAGTCCGCTGCCCAGAGGGCAGACTGGGTCTTACCAGTACCGATATCGTTGAGCACCAGACCCTTGTTGTGCAGGGTGAGGAACGCAGCTGTCTCTTTCTGGTGGTCGAACGGAGTGAACCGCCCCGGCCAGTCGTAATAATGCAGGATCGGTGAGGGTGCCTTGATCCCCATGTTGTTGAGGACACGCACTTCATCAAGCCGGTGCGGTGCGACTACGAGGTCCATGCCACGTACAGAGATATGTTTAGCAGTGGGGATCGTATCGAGGATACGGTTGGGGTTGTTCAGCTTCAGCGCAAGGGCCTTGGCTTTTTCAATTACTAGCACAGATCAATGCCTCCACTTCGGCGATGGTGTCGTCGTCGCATACAAGGAACCATGCACCACCTGCTTCCTTGATCTCGCGCCCTGTCTTCCATTGCAGGGCTGTTGGTTTCTTTGTTCTGTCTGCCTTCACCTCGATGCCTACGAACCGACCCCGCACGATAGCGATGATGTCGGGTAGTCCAGACTTCCCAAATCCGTTGTTGCCGGGGTAGAAATACCAGACTTTATGCTTACGCAGCATGTCAGTCAGGCGCTTCTTAACCTTTCCTTCGGGGGTCAGTGCTGCCATATGTGGCTCCTACCATACGATACATGGGTGTCAAGTATTAAATCAGCGCCGCGCCCACTTACATGTGGATTGTGCAGGGCACCAACCACACAAACCGCTGGGTCTGGCTGGCCAGTTGTCGAAGTGCAGCGCCTGTTCAATGCGGCTAGTTGCAGACAGGATGCCGCCCCAGATGCCGGTGATGTCCATGCGTGTGTAGGTCTCGCTGTCCATCTTCATATCCTTCAGCCAGACAAGTGTGGTCTTGACCCGCTGCACGTCAGGGAAATGCTTGAACACTTGGCCTGCGAATATCTCCATCTGAAAGAAGTCCGGCTTACGCTTGCCAGTTTTCCAGTCCATTACGACAGCATCGCTGCCCTTTATCACAAGGATATCGAGCTTGGACCTGAGCCATGCGTCACTGTCCCACCAACCTGTCGGTGTGTGGTTGTCGTTTAGCACTAGCTCTTTTTCAATATGTAATTCACCGCCTGTAGCCAGCTTCTCCACACCTTTACACAGTGCTTCATAGTGGGCGACTTCCTGTGGTAACTCCAGATTTTCCTTGAGCCTACGCTCCAGCATCTCATGGACCCGCTCTCCATACTTGCTGGCCTCGCCGCCTTCGTCCTTGATATCCTTCAGGATACGTTGTCGGTAGTACCGTTGCGGACAGTTCTCGAACAGCTTGAGCGCTGAGTATGAGTGCGCCAGCCGGATACCTTTGTCTTCAGAACCTGATGTCATGTTCGTTCCAGTCATATAAATCCCAGCCAAAATTATCCCAGAGGAATTGCCGTAGGGTCATCACGATCCCCCGTTCTTCCAAGCCTCCCTATGGGCTTCGGTCTCGAATATGTGAATGTCTCGGACCGCTGGGCAGTAAAACCGGATTTTCGGCATGTACAATGCGCCGACGACCTCGATGTTTGCAACGAACGAGTAATCCCCGACCAGATGGTACGCGGCGCGCAGCCGCAGCCTCCAGATTGCGGCCCTGATGGGGTAGGTCTTCCGCCGCCACAAGCTGTGCAGTTTATAGTGCAGGGTCATGTGTCGTCTTTCAGCAAATCATCGACATGGAACCTGATCTCCTCGCCAAGCTCGCTAATCACGAACCGAAGGATGTCTCGGTGGCTATGATCGGTAAAAATCACTGCGTCATCGTCGCTGGTGTTCACCCACTCCCAACTCGGAGGGACTATAATAGGTTCTTTCTTAATCTCGCTCATTTCCCAAAGCCTTCCTCGTAAAGCTCAATCGCTCGGATGGCGATCCATTCTTCATGTCTACCATAAGCCACTGAGATTGCCTCACGCGCACAAAGCAGCTTACGATCCACTGGTTTTTTCTCGTGTTTCTGGATCATGTCGCAGAGGGCGCGGAAGGCGAGAACCGCGTGGTGGTCGTAGCATCGCTTGATCCAGTCAGGACATTGTTTCATGCCACTCCGTTTCGCAGCTTCGAGCAGAACCCAATCGGGTGGTGTTGTCATTGTTCCGCCCCCTCAGTAATAACAGCGGCGAGGAGAGCCGCGACAATCGCAGCATCTTCCATACCCCGCTTTTTGTAATCTTCTATTAGGTCCACAAGTGCGTAAGAGAAGTCTTCAACGTGCGGTATCTCGGTCATCGTTTCTCCCACATCCTTGCGCACCATCCCCACAGCCTCATGCGGCACGTAGTAGGTAGAGCCAGCGATCCATGCCCAGTTCGGCTGGCGCACGAAGTTCTTACCATCCACGCTGGTCAGCATGTCAGGCGTCCAGTGCAGCGGCTTATGTCCGTGATGCTTCGGGTTCCACTCTACAAAATCAGCCATTGCGGGGGGTATCCTTATCTAAAAGAATAATAAGAACGGCAAGCCATACCGCCGCGCAAGTATGGTATACGGGTTCGTTAAGGGCGATAGCTGTTGCGGCCCACAATACAGCCATGACCATACAAAATATTCTATTAAACATTAACAATCTCCATAGTTATCAGCACGTCCTGACTCGCAAGCTACAGGTAGGTCAGGTGCCCATGCTGGTGGTGTTGACATGATCTTTATGATCTCGGTCTCGGCTGCCTCTGCCGTATCAATAGGCACTACGCAGACATTCTCGTCATGCACTTGGAAGGCGACGAAGTGCCCGGCCTGTCCGATCAAGGTCATCTGCCAGCGCACGATGATACCAGCCAGAGCCTGCACGATATTCTCAGTGACCTTCCCACCATAAATCTTGACCCATGGTAGGTCGTCGAGGTTACCACCTGTGACCCTGTCCTTGATCGCCTTGCGATATGTCCGTGCGTCATTGATATACTGGAAACCGTCCTTGGTTTGACGCAGTGCAGGGTAGGTGATGCGCAGTTTGTTCGGCAGCATGATGCCGTCCTTATCGTAGGAGATGACCTCCTTCAGCATACCGTTCCGGTTGCCTGCCATGTCCTTGAGTATCTGGCTACAGGTCTGCCAAAGCTGGACGATCTTCCAATATTTCTGGCGGTAAAGACGGACAATGCGCTCGGCTTCATGCTCATCGATGGTGATCTTGCTAAGGGCCAGTGTCTTGCGAAACTTCTCAGCCCCCATGCCGTAGCCAAGGCCAAGGATGCAGGTCTTACCCACAAATCTCTCCACTGTGTCAGCCTTGGTAATTGGCCTACCATATACGTCACTGGCAAACTCGGAGTAGACATCGCGCCCCTCGCGGAACGCTTGCACCAGATCATCCTGTCCTGCCAGCCATGCCACTGTGCGTGCTTCGATCTGGCTGGAGTCACAAGCGATAATCTCATACCCCTCTGGTGCCCTGAGCGCCTGCCGGATGGTGGTGTTGCCTCTGCTTGGTAGGTTCTGGAGGTTCACCTTGTCGCCACCTGAGAACCTACCTGTGTGTGCTCCATAATAGTTGAGCATGATAGGCAGTGGACCACGGTCGGCGATACCAATGAACGCATCGGTGCGGGTCTCTTCGAGGGTGGACTTGGTCCCTAGCCGTGCCTCAACCGCAGCCCGGACACGTTCGTCAGGGTGCTCAAGCAGGGCGAGAAACGCTTGGTCTGTCTTACTGAAAGCATAGGCTGACTTGCCAGTGCGGGGACTGGTCTTCATCGGCGGGTCAATACCCATCAAGTCCAGCATGGTAGCGAACTGGGGGTTACTCATAAGCAGGGTCTTGAGGGCAGCAGGATCGAACTGCTCACCCATACCGACAACACCGGCCAGTTCCTTGAGTATATCCTCCTTGCGCTGACGCACCTCACCGAGATGTTTCTCCAGCAGGGGTATGTCCAGTTCGATCTTGGGTTCAGTGTACATCCGCAGGGTCTGGTCAATCACCAACAACTCAGAGGGCGGTAGTTCCTTCTTCAGTTTCTGGAAAAGTTGGTATGTTATCTGTACGTCATTGACGCAGTAGGCAGCGTAGCGCTCCAGTTCTTCCTTAGAGAAGTCAGCGTATCGTTTACCCAGTGCGTTGATGACTTCGTCACCCTTGGCACCCAGCTTATAGTATTGAGCCAGTGCCTTGAGGCTACCGCCTACGGTCACATTATGGAGGGGCCGTGCCATCGACAGAGTATCCAACCATAGCTTAGGCTTCACGCCATAGTGCCAAGACAGGATGGCCCCATCGAAGGCAGTGTTGTGGCAGAGGATCGCTGACTTGGTGAAATCGACAGCGTCGAGGAACGGCCCGATCAGGTTCTTGGGTATCCACTTGGTCGGGCCGTCGTTCTTCTTGATGCCCATCATGATCGCTTCGAACTGAGGACCACGGACGTACCGCTCAGTAGTCATTTTAGAGAGACTATACTCCCGTGAATAGTAAGTTTCGAAATCGATTGTGTAGATGTGCACCGGGGTACTCCTATGTTTTACGTCAATGAGACTAGCTTATTATACAGCCTTGTCAAGCAGACCGTAATTTTCTGCGACCAAACGCAGGTGGTGGGGCGCACTGCCCCACACACCGAACTCTTTGTCATACTCGCGGCACAGCACACGCAGTTCCGCATCGTTCTCACGCCGTGCTTTACGGATTTCATCCTCGACTTTGAGCACTGCGACAGCGCGCTCCATCATCGCTCTCTGTGCCTCGGTCATACAGACTTACCTTCCAGCCGATCAGCCACCAGCTTGGCATAGCCAGCGATATCCACCCAACTATCAGCATAGTCAGGGTCACCGTTGAGGATGCGCCCGATCTTATGGAAGATCATATCCAGTGCTTCCTGTTGGTCGTCGGCAAGCTGCTTGTTCTTCCCTATGAAAAAATCGTAGCTTACACGTTTCAGTTCCTGCGTGATCCGCGCATGGTCCTCGAACTTACCATAGCGTGAGCCGCGTTCGGCTAGCACTGTATCGATGCTTAGATTCTGTACATCGGCAGGCTCAACTTCTGTAAACATCTCTGCCTGTCTCTCTGCTTCGTCTAGTTCTTTGCGCCATTCCTTCTGGACCTGAGTTACGTAAGCAGGATGACAGCCTACGCGGTCGGCGATCTGGAACTTGTTGAGGTGCGGGAAATCGGTAAACATCCGAATGATTTTGGTTCTCTTAAACATCATAGTCCTCCTATCTTACTCGCTGCCATGATGGCGGTTAACTTATTGGTATCCAAAGTGGGCGCTTCCCGATCTGGTTTCGTACGCTCGACGATCTCTTTGTGTTTGTTCTTGGCGTACTCAGGCAGCAGTTCCCACAGCGGAGGCCATGCCTTCAGGGCAGGAGCCAGTGTCGAGTAAGAACTAAGCACCTTGGATACACCCTCGGCAAACTCCGATGCCTGTGCACGGACGGCAGAACAGCGTGTCCTCCACGCGGCAACCTCTGCATGGAGTTCTTCCCACACAGGGTCATCATTAAGCGCGATGTAACTGCTATAGCTGCTCCTATCCACAGGTGCATCAGATGGTAACTGTACCGGCCAACGCTTGTTCGTGGATAGTTTGAACTGGATGTTGATACCCTGACCGCCAATGCGGTTTACATTTAGCTTGTTCGCGGTGCTAAAGAACTCCATCGGAAGCTGCTCCATGATGGGGATGTGCTTGCCGAGTAGCTTCTCATAGACATAGTCACCCCAGCGTTCGCTGTTGGGGACGCTCTCCTCTGCCGCCCTGATCCGGTCGGTAAACTTACACCTAGCATTGTCGAGGATGTTCTCTGTCAGCTGCTTAGTTATACGTACTACTGCCATTGTCGTTCTCCATATCATCATACAAATTGTCGAGGCTCTCATATGCCTGCGCCAGAAACTCATGCTTGGGGACATCACTCTGTGCGGCGCAGTCAGCCAGAAGGTACAACAGTGCGGTCACTACCGTACCCATCTCATAGCCAGAGCATACCGTACCGAGTTCGATAACGAGGGCACTAAGGCCCTCGGGTTCATCGTCATGTTCATCAATTACCATTTGATCACTTCTCCAAAGGGTGCCTTCTCAGCGCCATCGCTGACCCAAAGCACGGGGTAGTCAGGCTCCGGACCAAAGTCGGAGCAATACAGATCGGTCAGGAATATGCAGGCAACAGGCTCGATGCCATGCTCCTCAGCGTAGCGGAACACTGGGCTAAACGCAGTGCCGCCACCACCATGCGGCTTGATATCCAGCACGTCACCGGGTTCATAGACCTCGGCATGAGCCACCTCGCTATCGAAGTAGACAACATGCAGTTTGGTAGGACGGAAGTGCTCGAACACCTTGGTCACCTCAGCCGCTGCCTGACTGATCTGTTGTGGTGTGATTGAACCGGAACAGTCAACGGCCCACAGCATCTCACCCATGGTCTCGCCGGACACGCTGGGCAGATAGATACCCTGCGATATGAACCGCCTGTTGGGACGGGCAAAGGTCCGGCTATCGTTACGAGCCTTCTGCATGAACCGCCACATGACATCGGCCCAGTTGACCTTGGGTTGAAGTACCTCATCGACCAGACGCTGCATGTTAGCAGACAGTTTACCCATCATCTTGGCAGCCTGTGCTGCCTGAGCGACCTGCACTTTCATCTCGGCAGCGGCCTGTGCCTGTTCAGCTGGGCCACCATCTGCATCAAGGCAGTCATCATAGGCTTCGCCGCCACCGCCACCGCTGTCATCGTCCTCATCAGGCAACAGGTTATAGATGCCCTCTGTGGACCCATTGCCTGCGTTGTACAGGCTGGGATCGAGGCAGCCGCCTTGGATGAACTTGCCGATCCCTTCTCGTGTCAGCAACTCGTTGATCACATAGTCAGCGGCCTTGTTCCAGCGGTTCTGGTCACGCGCACCGCGCCGATAGTTGTGCTCCAGCATGGGGTGAAAGCACTCATGAGCCACGAGGAACTTAAGCTGTTCGTCACACAGCGGGTCGATGAAAGCCGGGTTGAACTTGACATACTTGCCGTTGGTTGCCGCAGTGGAGACAGACTCGTCTAGTATGAACGGCATGTTGAGAGCGATGGTCCCGACGAAGGGATGCTCAAGGATGAGGGATGTCTTGGCCTTGGCCAGACGGCGGTTGAGGGCGGTGATGTCGCCCTCATAAGCACGTTTCTTGACTGCAACTTGCATTAGTTTGCTCCCATGAATACGGACATTGCGTCCATGATTTTGCGCGCTTCTGCTGCGGTATCCTGACGGACATCGAAGTCATTACGCAGTGTATCAGGGTGATGATCCAACAGCTTGCGCTCCACCGCTTGCCGCATGGATTCGAGGTTCGGGTCCTCTGTTATATTCAGACGTGTCAGTAGGTCACATGTCTCCCTTGCATTGTCGAGCATACTGTCCCGGAATATATTCTTGGGGTCGGACAGCTTCTCGGTGATATGTTCTACATGCTTGTATAGTCTGTGCCAGCAATCGTTCATCGCCTCTTGCTGCACACTGGTCATGCGGCTTTCGAGGTCCTCTTGGATGCGGGTCAACTCATCGCTGGATAGCGCCACACGGAAGTCATTGCTGGGTACAGGCAGGATCGCCATGTCCATGTTAAACTTACCAGTGATGCTGTCCTTGCTGGGATAGTCCTTCTCATCGTACAGATCACCCAGCCAGCGCTTGGCTTCAGCTACCAGATACTCATAGTTGTCGAGGAATGTCGTGACCAGCGTCTGCCACTCGGCCTTTTCCTTACGGAAATCCTGCATGAACTGGAGATAGTTGGCACTGGGTAGGATGCGTGTGCCGTCGATACCCCAAGGCAGGGTGTTCTTGGCGAATTTCTCACGGATCACACCGGTTTTCTGATGCACGTTGGCCAACAGATCATTGAGAGGAAGCAGAGACTTGTTGTAGCGTCCTGCACTGGTGCTTGCCCGGTTAATGTCAGCGACATCCTTGGTCGCTTTCTTGTCAAGTTTACGAGCCGTCCACTGTGATATGGACAGGCTGACGAGAAGGGCACGGTCATTGAGTTTCATAGTTCACACTCCACTTTTGCCCAGCAAACGCTGCCGGGTTCTGAAAACGAGATAGTCTTGGGGATACTGCATGGCTAAGGTCTCCAGCCTATCCATGGCTGCTCTTTTGGTGTCACGCCGTATTAACTGGACACGTCTGTGTTGTAATTCCAAGCGCTTATGTGGCTGGTGCTCCCACAGAAACTCCAGCCACTCGCCTGCGGCTTTAGCCTCAGAAAAGTACATCTTGATGCGCCAAAGACCACTTAACAAACGCTTGTGTCGTGGTCAGGTCAGGGTCACGCCGTGCTGCTTGGCTAATCATAAGCACAGAGAACTCAGCAGGCATACGTTCGGCGTAGGTAACAGCACGGTCCATGTTGCTGTCAGTGATCCGTGCAGCAAGTGAACCAGACAAGGCATAGAGCGTAGCCGGATCGGTCGGCACGTCCGCAGTTGACGGGTTCATAAGCACAGCATCAGGGTTGGGTAACTTGCGCCATATCCGCATGAAACCGACAAACTCAGCCGCTGCACCCTCGCCAACAGCACCCTTGAAGCACTCATACTCAGCCTCGAAAGGCACAGCACCAAGCACATCGGAGACACCTTCGACCCAGCTGCGAGGTGTAGGGTTCTGGTCACGTTGGGCATCGAAGTCATGCAACAGGCCGGGACGGAAGCGGATGAAGCTAACCACCTCTGGCTTGACTGCATTGTCCAGCATCCACTTGGTCGAGTCGTTAAGGTCGGTCTCAAACTCTAGTGTGGTCTCACGGTTAGCCAGATGGCTCAGGATACGCACTGCCCCAGCACGGTCTGACTGTCGGTTACCAGTGGAGACAACCTGCCAGCCATCAGCCATGGGGACACCGTGCAACTCACGAGCCTGACAGATATTGGCTAGCACTTTCTGGAGGTCAGGACCTGCTTGGTTACGGTCATCGAACAACAGGATACCACCGCGCTCAGTGCCCGGCTTGCCTTTGTAGGGGAACCAGTCAGGTAGCTTGTAGCTGAATGACGCATCACTAGTGCCCATATCAGGCACACCAAAGTCCTCGACCAGAGCCGTTGGCATATGGCGGACAATGACAGGAACATCGAGTTCGTTGCCTACTTCGTGGACAATGGTTGTCTTACCACCGCCGGGAGGGCCGATGATGCAGACAGTGCGTTGGATGTTGAACAGTGCTTTGAGCGTTCCCTTTAGAAGTTCTGCACGCATAAACTTATTCTCCTGTGTATAGCTTGTGGTCGGGACCAAATGTAACAACGGCACCACGAGCCAAACGATCCCGATGTCGCTTGGCATCCATCTTACTGTCGTGGTAAATCACTTCACCAAACTGGTCGGTGACCAGCGGCCCCCGCTTCTGTCGTCGAAGGGCAAATAAACGCATTACCAATACCTCCGAATGTCGTTGATAAGTTCTTGTGCTTCTTCGAGAGCATCCCGCATTTCGGGGTCACCCTCTGAAGTCAGGTCAGTCAGCCTATCCAGCGCAGTGAACAACTCCTGAGCATGGACAAAGCTAGCCGTAGCTAGATCGATATCGCTGGTAGTCTGTCCATCACGGGAAAAGATGTTGATGGTTACTCGAACCACCTTGTCACCATTGACTTCAGCACCACCAACACGGATCATCACCGGCTCAATGCCGCGTTTGATTACAGTTTCTTCCATTATGCAGTCTCCATTTCCTCGATAACGTCGAGGTCGTTTGCCACTATGGCATCCCACACAGCTTCATCGCTGGTCAGGTAATCATATTCCTTTTCGAGTCGGCGGTAGAGGTCCACGCAATAGTCCCGTATGATCTCGGTGACATGGCTCTCAAGTTGGTCATATTCCTTGTCGAGGTTTTTATCCCACTGAGTGGTAATCAGGTCACGGAACTCGTCACTATCCAGCAAATTACAGAACATATCAGCGGAAGCGATATCAGCGCTGACAGTGTTCTCATGGACATAGTGATGGCTAGTCCGCTCGATACGCAGATCGAAATCACCCCCTGCGGCTAGCAGTTTTGTCACCCATGGATAGGTTTCTGTCAGGTCATGGGTTTCCATGAACGCTTTGCTGTTGGTGATATGGCCAGTGAACGATGCACCATCCCCCTGACACCAGAAGCCACTGAAAAGCATCTTGTCCACAGTGATATGTTTGGCCAGCATATCCTCTGCGAAGTGGTCATAGGTGCAGTCCCACCAGTCAAAGTGCTCAGTGTTGATATCACGGTGTTTCTCAATAAGGTCGATGTTCATATCACTCCCCTATAAGTTCGATAATTTCATACAGAGCTATCGCTTGGATACCCTCCGCTTCACAGATAGCCACAAGCTCACGCAGTGATGGCTCCAACATCCGCAGTGCATTGAGGTTCTCGACACTGTCATCGTATAGTTTGCCCTCATTATTGACGGCATTGCCCATTATCACGCAGTCACGGCTGTCTAACAACTCAGTTACGGTTCTGAATATATCCTGTCTCACGGCTGAAACCCTCCTATCCGGTTAGCTGCCAAGGTCTGGTAACCACGCTCTGCCAAGACCTGTATCTGTTGCAGTGACAGAGGGTGGAGATCGGTCAGGGGATGAGTCTGACTGGCATGTTTGGTAGTGGTCCGGCTGGTCTTGTTATAGTTCCCGAACCAACGCTGGACAGTGTCATCCCATACCAGCAACGGCCAGTGAGCACCGTAACTATACACTACATAGCGGTCACTGGTCACCCACTGCCCATAGAGTTGCTTGTTGGAGTTGTGGAATGGTTCCTTATTCTGGACATAGGTCCGGCATTTCCAGCCAGATACACGAGTAGATTTCTTAGACATTGCTGTCTCCATCGGTAGAGGGGGCTGCCTCATCAGCAGTAGGGGACCACCCCACTGGACAGGGACCGTAGTCCCTGTTTCGGCTTAACTGTGGAAACCAAAGTGATCACCGTGCCAGACAGCACCGATCTGATAGGCAATAGGCTGCGGCTCAGTGGTATCATGTCTCCAATAGGTAGCGATAAGCTCAGGATTACCGTCATAGACACCACCACAGATACGGACCTTCTTCAGGTTCATATTCCACTGGCTCAGATAGCCGATGGTAGCGAACAGTTCCTTGTTACCAGTGATCTCAGCCATCTCGACATGGTGGTCAGCGTCGATAGACAGTTCGATATTACGTTCCATATAATTCACAGCTTGATCTCCACTTCACGGTCATAGTTGTAGCTGATGGTGGCATGGGTATAGCCATGTTGAATAAGGGTCCGCTTATCCAGAACCGATATCAGGCAGCCATGGAAAGGGGAGTTGTGGTCACTGACAGCGAAGTCATGACCAATGGTGAAATCATACACTGCATCAGAAGCCGACAGATAATGACGGCGTATAGGACGTATAGTTATGGGGTTGAAACGTGGTGTATAGATGTCTGTAAGGTCAGCAAATCTGGTGTATACTTTGGTCCGGCTCATTGCCATCACTCCTATATAGTGGGTAACTGAACAACCAAATCAAAATAAAAACTTGTTTGAAATTTGTTTGGCGGCTCGGCTCCGAGTTTGGTCGATTTCGTCGGGGATGTCAAGTTTCGCCGCAAGCCGTTGATTTTGTTGAGTTTTTCGGCGAGACGCGGCAGAGCGTATAGTTAGGGCTAAATCAAAATAAAAACGTGTTTGAAATTTAAAATCAAAATAAAAACGTGTTTGAAATTTAATTAGATTGTGTATAGTTAGTGATAAATGTTTGATAAACCACGATAAAGTTGTAAGTATACAGATCGCAATGATATAGTATAGTTAGCCAAATAATCTACTGTAAGTGCTTGAAATATAACGGATGATATAAATAATATAGGTTTTTGGGAATAATAAGCTGCGCGGGGGGTAAGGAGGGGAGATTATTGGGAAGTATACACGTATTTAGAAAAGTTATCCACAGGGGTCAAAACATTTCGCGACCTATTCAATTTTTTCCTATATTTTTTATATTATTTATATCACTTAGAATAGATAGAGTAAGAATAATCCTTGGATTTCCGTGGCTTTTTGCCAAACTATACGTATAGTTTGTATAGTTACCTAACAATGTAAAGTTAGGCCGATTCCAAAAAAAGTATATTATTTAAAAATTAAGTTATTGATTTTATTACAAGTATTGATGCAACTATACACATTTCTGATATAACTATACAGCCCCCCTACATAGTGCATGATAACGGCGTTAGCACAGCTATAAACCCCCGACGTATGGGAGGGCTATGCCCGACAGTTACGCGCCGCAGGCGAAAAGAAACCCCACCAGCCGGAGCCAGTGGGGTGGGGAGTTAGTGGGACATTGCCCATAGGCCGAAGATGCCGACCACGAATAGGGCTGTGCCAAGAGCAACTAGGGTAGCTTCAAACAACTGCTTCATGATTGTCTCCAAGAAGGTGAGAGGGACTCGCGTCCCTCTCTGGTTTCAAACGTCAGGGAAGTGGCCTTCCATGATATCGAACTCGTCCGGGTCCATGCCCGTGTCGAGAATGAATTGAGCGGCTTGCTCGTGAGTGTCGAACGAGTGGATGTTCTCGCTCCAGCCTTCATACCAAACTACATGGAACATATGCGTCTCCAAGAAGGTGGGAGGGACTTGCGTCCCTCCCGTTGAGGTTAATCGAAGTAAGCGCTCTTGCGCTTGGCGACCACGCCGTCCCGCTTGGGGAGTAGGGCAAGATAGGGATTTCCCCACTTGTCGGCGAGAATCACCGGTTCGGTGCCCTTTGCGTCGGGTTTGAAAACCCGAGCAACCAGCTTGTGTTCCTTGGCCAGAGCCTGAACACGCTTGTGAACCGCTGCCGCATCATCTGCGGTATACTTGCCGTCCACGAGCTTGCCGAGAACCACTTCACCCTTGCCGTTGGCCTTGATGCCAAAACGACCTTCATAAACCTTAGCCATGCTAAGTCTCCAGTTTGCCTATCCCGAGGCTTTCAAAGATCAGACGGGGTGGGATGCGTCCCGTCGCCGAGGCGGTGTTCCGCTTTGGCCTATTCTTTATCGCCTAATTCGGCATGAATGTAAAGTTTCGGGGCCAATGCGCGCAGGCGCGTGCGTGCGGGTGTGTGCGCGTGTGGGCGCGCATGGGGGGGGCACATGGACTAGCGAAAGCTAGGCCCCCCGTAGTGTAGTAAACCTCACAATCCAACACCCCCAAAAAGCAACGTGTATAGTTACGCCAAAAATTTTGCCGCCCCAAAAACAAACGTGTATAGTTACGCGATATCTTGACGGACCCCACCAAAATGCTACCATCCCCCGATGGACAGCCTGCCCCTACACCTGACTAAATGGACCGACCGCCTCGCGTTCGACATAGCGCTATGCCTTGAGGGCAGTGGGGAAAGCCTCGACGAGATCAAGGATCGGCACAGGATAGACGCCAATCACCTCTTGGTTTTCAATCGTGACCCTGTGTTCCTCAAGCGCGTGGAGACCTACCGCGAGGAGGTGAAAGAGAAAGGACTGACGTTCCGACTCAAAGCGCGGGCACAGGCGGAAGAACTCCTGACAACAAGTTATATGTTGATCCACGACCCGGCAGTGTCACCTGCCGTAAAAGCCGACCTGATCAAGAGCACTGTGAAGTGGGCTGGCCTCGAACCGAAAAACAACGAGGAGCAGAACGCCAGTGTCGGTGGCGTGAAGATCATGATCAACCTTGGCTCGTCTCCAGCTGATATGAAGGTTATAGACGCGACACCACGAGTGATTGAGGTTGACGCCGATGACATTGATGACGCTGACTCCGACGAGTATGTTTGAGGGCACGCCCTGTCTGAGGTTCAAAACCGCTGGCGGCGCTGCGACTGCCGAGGATATACTCCGTGGAGAAGGCCGGTCCTACCGGACCAAGATCATCAAGACCAAGAAGCACGGACTTGAATATATCGTTATGATATTGGGGTAGGCCATGCGTTTCGGTTGGGCAGCGGCTATAATCTACGAAGAGTGCGGGGAGCGGCACTCCCATATCGTGCCGGTAAACGACCTGCGAGAGCATGAGCTTCATAATGAATGCTGGTGCAGACCTGACGAAGACGACGATGACCTTGGCATATGGGTCCACCACGCGTTGGATAATCGCGAGGACTATGAGATAGACAGGATGAAACACTAAGCCATGTCTTTAACTATCAATTATACGCCGCCGCCTACCGGCAAACGCTTCATGTCGAGCAATGCCAAGATGCGTGCGCTCATGGGGCCGGTCGGATCGGGCAAGTCGGTGACCTGCTGCTTCGAGATCATACGCCGGGCGTCCATGCAGGAGCCTGATGAGTCGGGTAAACGGCGGACACGCGCAGCGGTGGTCCGTGAAACAGCCCGGCAGCTGGAAGATACCACGATCAAGACCTTCCTCGACTGGTTCCCGCCGGGGCAGTGTGGCACATGGCTGCGGACCAAGAAGACTTATTTCTTTAAAGTGGGCGATGTCGAGTGCGAGATTATGTTCCGTGCGCTTGATGATGCTGACGATGTGGCCAACCTGAACTCGCTCGAACTTACCTTCGCATGGTTCAACGAGTGCCGGGATATCCACCCTGATATCGTGGATGCCATGTCAAAGCGTGTTGGACGTTTCCCTTCCGCCAAGGATGGTGGACCCACATGGCATGGGATGTGGGGAGATACTAACCCGCCGACGATGGACACATGGTGGTACTACCAGTTCGAGAAGCTCGACCCCAAGGACGGTGTGTCGGCCAACGACAATGGCTGGGATGTGTTCAAACAGCCTTCGGGTCGCAGTCCCTACGCCGAGAATATCGAGAACCTGCCCGAAGGTTATTACGACACGCAGGGTCGCTCGGAAGAATATGTCCGGGTGTTCATCGACGGGGACTACGGCCTTAGCTCCGCTGGTCAGCCTGTGTACAAATACTTCAGGCCGGACTACCACATGGCCAAGCAGATGCTCAGGCCCATCGTCAACGGGGTGCGGCCTATCATAATCGGGATGGACTTGGGGCTAACGCCTGCGGCTGTCATCGGACAACAGGACCCGAGGGGGCGTGCGCTCATCCTCGCCGAGGCTGTCAGCTTCGACATGGGTATCCAGAGGTTCGTCCGCACCGTACTCAAACCGTTGCTATACGAGCGCTTCTCGGGTGTGCCTGTGATGGTGGTGACCGACCCGGCGGGTATTCAGCGAGCGCAGACTGACGAGCGCAGTGCTGTGGACATTATCAAAGCTGAGGGGCTGCGCGTCATGGCGGCCAAGACCAACAACGTCTCTGCGCGGATCAACGCGGTCGATGAGTATCTCATGCGGCAGGTCGATGGCGATCCGGGGTTCCTGCTCGATCCGCGATGCACTGCGCTCAAGGCTGCCATGATGGGGGGCTACCGGTACAAACCCAAGACCGATGGGATGATCGACAAGAACAAACACAGCCATATTGCCGAGGCGTTGCAGTATCTGTGTTTGCATCT